TGATGTGGCGTGGGCTAAGCCCGTGCCCAAGGCCCCGGCCGCACCACCCCCGCCGCCCGCTCCGCCTGCGCCTCCGGCCATCCCGCAGCCGCCCGTGGCACCGGCCACCATCGCGGTGCCGGACACGGTCCTGAGCGCTCTGGCTGCGCTGGACGGCGTGGTCCCCGTACGGGAGGCCGAGGAGGTCATCATCCCGACGACGGGGCAGCCGGCGCCGATCTTGACGCTGGTGTCGAGCCAGCCCCTGCCGCCCGAGAAAGAACACGCTGGCACCCCCGAGCCGGTCGCTGTCGTGGCGCAGGAGCCGACGCGTTGGTACCCCGGCATCCCCGCACCGGCGGACATCGCACCTGCTGGCATCCCCGGCAAGGGCCGTCCGAAGTTGTCGCCGTTCGCCAAGCAGCATCCGCCCCGCAAGAAGGTCGGCAGTCCCTCGCCGTTCTGGCGCGACATGCAGCCGATGATCCATGGGCTGTTCGTACTGGGTCCGGCCAACTGCCCGCCCGACAACACGCTCGGCACGCTGGAGTCGTTCACCCAGTTGGTCCACGTGGTGCGTGGTGCGCTCGGTAGTCTGGACCAAGGCGCTACCGTGGGCGACGTGCAGAACTGGCTCGACGATGTGTGGGCACAGATCACGGAGTCGCCCGCATGGCCTGCCATCGAGGCGTCGCTGGTGAAGTACAACGCCGCTGACTCGGGCGAAGGGGATACGGAATGAACCCCGCAGCCACCGCGTTCGACTTCCGTCGCCAGCCGAAGGAACTACAAGACCGCGTGCTGCAGGTGCTCGACACCTGCCGTACGACGAGCTTGAGTGTGCGTTGCGAGATGCACGGCAACGACTTCGCCATCATCATCGCCCCGGGCTATGGGGCAGCGTCGTACTGGCTGGAGCGCTTGACACAGCCCGTACCAACGGCGGCGCTTCCCCGCACGTAACACTTGACAAACCCCGTCAAATGTAGTACAATGTTATACAGTGGGAGTGCGGCCATCGCCTCCCACTGATCACCGACTTAATCACTGTTTAATTACTCTCAGGAAATTACTCATGAACAGCATCAAATTCTCCGCCATTGCTGCCTGCATCAACGCCTGCCGCAATGCCAACATCACGCTCACCATGCTCGGTGCTCCGGGCATCGGCAAGACCGCTGGTGTACATGAGGCAGCCCGCCGCCTGTATGCACAGACGGGCATCGAGCACTTCGTCAAGGTCGTTGAACTCGCCTCGATCTCTGAGGTCGATGTGCGCGGCTACGTGGTGCCGGATGGCAACAAGGCCATCTTCACCCTGCCGCCGTTCTGGCCCACCCCTGAGCAGACGCACGGCATCCTGTTCCTCGACGAACTGCCGCAGGCTGCACCGGAAGTACAGAAGGCTATCGCCTCGCTGCTTCTGGAGCGCCGCATCGGTGACAACGTGCTACCCCCCGGCTGGCAGGTCGTCGTGGCAGGTAACCGCGTCGATGACAACGCTGGCGCTAACTCGTTCCTCTCGCACGTGGTCAACCGCCTGTGCATCGTCGAGGTGGAACCCCCGACCGTTGACGAGCTTGTCGCTTACCTCATCGGCAAGGAGTACGGCCCCGAAGTGCCGACGTTCCTCAAGCTGCGCGGCGGCGAGCTACTGGGCAAGATCCCTGAGCAGGACAACACCCCGTACTTCACGCACCGATCGGCCGAGGCACTGGCCAAGCTGATCGAGTCGTGGCCCGGAGGTCGCTCGGACTTCGCTACGGATGGCGCTGCGTTTGCGCTGGCGTGCGGTCTGATCGGCACCGGTGCAGCGGTGGAGTTCCGTGCGGCCGTCGAGATGTTCGGCAAGCTGCCGTCCTATGCGGAAATTGTGACCGACCCGGAGCGCGCGAAGGTACCGTCCGAGTTGGACCAGCAGTACGCCGCGATCATGCTCTGCGTGACCCGCGCCGCGCTCAAAGACGCTGGCCCCGTCATCAAGTACCTGAGCCGTTACGACGCCAACTACGCCATGGTCGGCGTCGCTGGCTTGCTGCGTCGTGACACGAAGTTCGGCAACACGACCGAGTTCGCCACATGGGGCGCCGCTAACAGCGACGTCATCGCCCGTCTCGCCAAGTTCGCGAACAAGTGAGCACCGCCATGTTTGCCAAGACCCCGCACCCCAACGGCAAGCTCTTGCACTCGACCGAGTACAAGGACACCGCCGCCGTCCTGATGATGAACGCTCCGTTCTTCGCCAGCTTGTTCATGCGTTACAAGCACGTGGCCACCGACAGCATCCCGACGCTGGCCGTCGGTGTCCGCACCTTCATGTACAACCCCGCGTTCCTCAAGAGTCTGCCGCCCGAGGGCCGTCTCGCTGCGTTCGCCCACGAGGTCATGCACGGCGTGTTCCAACACGTGCCGATGCAGGCCGAGTATTACCGCACCAACGTCGGCCCAGACGGCAAGGCGTTCGACCGTAACCGCTGGATGGAAGCGATCGACTACTGCGTCAACGGCCAGATCAAGGAAGCTGGCGTGGGCGTGGTACAGCCGACTTGGTTCTGCGACACCGTCAAGTTCCCGACGTCGATGACGCCGCAGGAAATCTACATCAAGCTGGAGAACCAGCAGCAACAGTCGCCGACCAGCGGCAAGGCGCAACAGCAGGCGCTCGATGAGCATGGCCTCGAAGAAGACTTCGACATGCTCGATGACGACGTCGAGCCTGCGATCACCCCCGGTGCCGTGATCAACGCGGCGCGCGTGGCCAAGGCACTCGGCGGTGCGGTACCCCCGTCGGTCGAGCGCATGATCAAAGAGTTGACTAAGCCTCCGCATGATCCATGGAAGGTCTTGCGCAAGCGCGTGTCGCAGGTGGCTAACGGCAAGGACGCGACGTCCTGCCGCAAGCTCAACCGCAAGCTCATCGTCCGGGGCATCGGTGCTCCCGGGCGTGACGGCTACCGTCTTGGCACCGTGGGCGTGGTCGTGGACTTGTCCGGCTCCATCGGGCAGCGCGAGCTTGATGTGTTCGGCGGGCACTTGGCGCTGATCCTGCAGGAGTACAAGCCGCGCGAGGTGCGCATCGCATGGACCGACACGCATGTGCATCGCCTCGATTCGATCAAGGACATGTCGCAACTCAAGCAAGCGTTCGGCAAGGGTGTGCGCGCCGGTGGTGGCACGGATCTCGAAGTGGCGTACGACGACCTCGGCCGCTGCGACCTCGTGGTCGTGTTCACCGACGGCTACACCCCGTACAACAAGCGCCCGAAGTTCCCGGTCATCTGGGCCATGACCACCTCGCAAGTTGCTCCCTACGGTTCCACCATCGCCCTCAAGGGCCACATTTAATCAGGGGTTAATTCATGAGCACTAACATCGCACAACGCGCCATGCTGGCGTACGTCTCCATCTCGTCGTGGTCGGGTATGAAGCTCGACCGCAAGGCGAGCACCAAGGTCACTGGCGACGCCGGTGCCATCGCCGACAGCGCTCGCGTCAACAAGCGCCTGCTCGCCGGTGCCGACACGTTGCTGACGGCTATCCGCCGCATTGACACCAACGTTCGCCGTTACCTCGACGCCGAGACCCTGCCGTGGGACGACGCGGGTAACCGCCTGCTCCCTAACACCAAGGCGTTCGCTGTCATGGCGAAGATCGCGGAGTTCCGCGCCGAGTTCAACACGGCGGTCGATGCGTTCGTCGAGGAGTATCCGATCCTGCGCCAGCAGGCGCTCGCCTCGCTCGGTGATCTGGCCGATACGTCCGACTACCCCCCGACCGATCAGGTGCGTCCGCGGTTCAGCTTCCGCGTGACGTTCTCGCCCCTGCCGGCGGGCTTCACCGACGACGTGCGCTACGGTCTCACCGATGAGCAGGTGGCTGCACTTGAAGCAGCGGGCGAGAGCCGCGCACGTGAACTGGTGGAGAACGCATTGCGTACGGCCATCGAGCGCTTGCTGACGGACGTCAAGCATCTGGCCGAGAAGTTGCGCCGCGGCGATGACGGCAAGTTCCCGATCTTCCGCGACACCACCGTGGACAACGTACGGGCTACGGCCGAGGCGTTGGGTCCGCTCAACGTGTTCGGCCACGCTGAGTTGGAAGCGATCCGTCAGCGCGTGCTGGCCGAGTGCTGCCTCTACAGCCCGACGACGTTGCGCACCATGGACACCGCCCGCAGCGAAGTGGCCGACAAGGCACAGACGCTGGTCAACGACATGCTCGGTCTGCTTGGGGAGTAATCGCCATGAGTTTCACTGCCAAGTTCGTCAAGTTCATTCGTGCTAAGGCGCCGGACCCCCCGGCGCCCGATGGGACGATGAAGTTGTCCAGCGGCATCACCATCCGCGACGTCACCAGTCAGGACACGCTGGATGCTATGAGGTATGCGCAGGCCACGTACGACCGACAGAAAGCCATGTCCGGGTCGGTGTATCAGGGCATGGTCGACAGCATGAACGCCCACATTCTGGGCTCGATCTCCGGCATGCAAGGCGCGAGTAGCGCAGCGTCCGGCGCTGCCATGCAAGCGCAGTTTGCGTCACGCATGTGGCGCGGCTCGCCGAACATCGCTCGTGACCAATTCACCTACAAGGCACCCCCGCACCCCATGAAGACACCGCCGCTGTTCCGACCGTTCCCTATCGTCCAGCATTACGACGAGCAGTACGTGTGCAGTATCGAGACCAAGCCGGTCGGCGACGACGAGGATCTATCGTCAAACAAGTTCCCCGAAGTTCCCGTCGGGTGCACCCTCGCGGAGGAGTTCGGCATGATCCTCCGCACCGACGCCGTAGCGGTGCACGGTGGCTCCGCGCTCGTGTTGGGTGTCGATCCACTGCACGTCGCATGGCTGATGCGGCTGGCGTACACGGCGGTGCAGTGTGACCAGTCGCTACCCCAGACGTTACCCATGCTGCAGATCGCTGGCCGCACGAAGATCACGGACGCGATCGTTGCGCTCCCCGGTGTTGGTGACGAAGGGTGGGCGCGGCTAGTCAACCACCTGATGTTCGGCACGCAGCCGTGGTGTCAGCAGTTCCAGCGTGGGCTACGCGCAGCGTTGGACCCCGACGAGGTGGTGAGTCCGGCCAACATCGACGACCAGCGCATGGTCTACGTGTCGCGCGACCTCCCGGCGGTGCCGCTGATCCAGATGATCACGGCGCACTCGCAAGGCTCGTACATCCGCAAGGTTCGCAACATCACCGCGTTCTGGCGAGAGGCACACCCTGTCGCGATGGACTGGGGCGCGGTGCTCTAACCACTTAGGAGATTCGACATGCAAGCAACACTTGGCCTCATCGAGAAATGTATGACCCGCGGCTGGCTCAACATGGCGCAGCTGGCGGAGATCCGCGACACCATGATCGGCGAAGCGACGTACGACCTCGACACCATCGAAGGGAAGGTCAACACGCTCGAACTCAAGACCGCAGCGCTGCAGCAATCGCTGGACGATGTGTACTCGCAGCGCAACGCGCTCGCCGTAGCGTTGGCGAAAGTCACGCTGCTCCATGGTGGCAGCGCTGGCCGTGGGTACGACGACACCCCAGAGAAAGACTGGGACCCGGAGTGGCGCAACGTCGTGTACGTGGATGTCCCGGGCGTTGGTCAGGTGTCATGGCACATGGGTCCGAAGGACCTGCCGCGCATCGAGTCACTACCGAAGTACATGGGCACATGGGACGGCACCGCGTACGGCCGTGATGTGTCGTGGCCGGACAACATCGACGCCCCGCAGCCGCAGCCGCAGGCCGAGCCGGTGGCTTGGCAATTGCGAAACAGACTCTCAGACGGCAGGTGGTCGGGCTGGTCTACCTTTGCCAATGAATCTCAGGCTCAGCTCTACGCGAAAAGCTGGAGAGACGGCGGCGTAGAGGTTGAATTGAGAGCGCCTCACGAAGCCCCGCAGCCGCAGGCCAGCGCGGACGTTCCCCAAGAAAATCCAAAAGGCGACGTTTACACGCGAGTCCGCGAGCTTGAGAAACGGCAGGCGCAGTTGGTGGAGGCGTTGCGGGAGGCTCTGGCCGGACTTGAGGCGTACACCGGAGAGGCGACGAGGCTGACGCAAGAGCGCATCCGCAAAGCACTAGCCGCAGCGGGGGTGGGTAATGAATGACTGGCAGCCGATAGAGACCGCGCCGAAGGACGGAACGTACATCACCGTCTATCCACCAACATGGAACGGCGTTGTGAGTTGCGCTAGGTGGGATGAAGACGCTTACTCCAAAAGGCCACGACCTTTTTGGAACCGGACTGACGCCCTCCAGCAAGTCACCGTAAGTCGCAGCAGGCCACCTACCCACTGGATGCCTACACCACCACCACCACCGGAGCAAAAGTCATGATCGCATTAGCAGTGTTTTTCCTCGTAATTGGTACGGCGTTGATCGTTATTATCCGCGGCGCGAATGGAACCCCCGAAGGGAAGATCCGCGTCGTCCGTGACCCGACGTACCGCGCAGTCGTGATATGGGGGCTGTGTATCGGGATGGCGTTCGTCCTCGTCGCGTTCGTCCTCGTGTTGCTCGCGCTGTGGAGGCATCTGCCATGACCCCCGGGGAAGCCTTGGAGTTAAAGACGTTCGATCACCGCTGCACCTGCGGCGGCTACGCGTACACATTCAACGGGCGTCCACCCATGGACCCCCACATGAGTTGGTGCCCGCAGCGCGCGCAGTTCATGGAGTGGCAAGCCGCACTCCCTGATGGCCACGAGTTAAAGCGGAGGGAATCCCCATGAGTGAGTGCCAGTACATGACAGGCGAGGCGCTCCCATTCGGTACAAAAGTCGAAGCGCAGAAGCTCATCGGTAAAGAAGTTGACTACCTGCTGCACGGTGGGATCGACAAGTCTGGCCGTGGGTACATCTTCCCCCGCACTGATGTCGTTAAGGGCGTGCTCGGTAAGCACATCGAGTTCGAGAACGCGGGGTACATCCACCGCCGCAGCATCGCCGAGATCAAGTTGGCGGGCACAAAGAATGGTGACTCCCATGTTCAGCATCGACGCTAAACAACTAATCCCACTAGGTAGTATCTGGTTCCACGCGCACGACGCAGAAAAACGTCGGCGCAAAGAGTGGTTCGTACGGTCGGTCTCAGGTGAGGCTGTGGTCCTTGTTGCGAATGAGACTGTTCGGAGCCCGCAAACGTATGACAACGTTTGTCCATTCGGTGGCCCACTAGAGATGACGCTATCGCCCGAAGTGCTCCTGCTGGTGTACACCCAAACTGACCGTCGTGCCGTGAGGTACGCCAATGAGGGGTAATCCGTGGACCCGGGCAGAGAAGTCGTTAGTCCGCAAGAGCGCACGCACGATGACCAGCAAGCAGATCTCCGCACTGTTGCCGGGGCGCAGCGTACACGGCGTTATCCACGCCGCCAGAAAGATGGGCGTGTCGCTACGCAAGCGTGGCCCCGACCACCACCGTGCCAAGCACACGCACGCGCAGTGGGATGAGGTGATGCGACTCCGAACCAAGGGGAAGCGTTACCCCACAATCATGAAAGAAACCGGCCTGTCGAAAGGCACCGTGCAACACATCCTCCTCCACTACGTAGGACCGTTATGAGTACCGCCGACGCACTAACCACCGCCGAGTTCGACCCCGCGCAGTTGGGTGTCGAGGTCGGCCAACTCTGGGTGGAACCTACCGCCGAGGCGCAGCAGGGGCAGATCCTTGTATGGGAAGTGCTCTCGACGCGAGTGGGGCGCGTGACGCTACGCGAAGCCTACATCGTCGTCACCCCCGCACGGCTGGGCATGCAGGACCGGAGCATCGAGGTGCATCACGGCGTACGCATGAAAGCCATCTGCCCATTTGTCTTAGCGTTTACTTACACGAAGGGATACGTACCATGATCGTTCTACCTCAAACCGCGTTTGTGCCCGGGCAAGTAGTTAACTATGAGACTGCTGCCCGCATCGCGTGTGAGCAACTGGGTATTCACCCCGACACCCCCATGCCGATCTTGCCCAACGGGTGGGAGCAGTTCGGCGCACGTAAGTTAGACGCGCAGACGTCGTATGACGGAAGCCTGCAGATCAAGCTCGCTCCCGCGGTGACCCCCGCCATCATGATGCCGGCGTGGCAGGTCATGGCGCGTTACATCGAGATCAATCGTGCCGTGTTGTTCGCACTGCGAAAGACCGGATGCCCCTCAACCCTACTGGACAATGCTCATGATGCCTCCACACATTCGGACTGACCCCGAACCGCCGACGTTTCCGACGCTGATCAAGTTCGCCATCATCTTAGTTGTCGCCATTTGGATCTCGCTGGTGGTCGGCCGTAACGTCGCGCACAACCACATCGTCGCCCAGTGCAACAAGTACGAGCGTTTCCACGACGGCGAACTGCGGTACTTCTGCAGGCCGTGGCCGTACGATGAACCCGCCGAGGAAGCCGAGGAAGACCCCCAGTCTTCCCTTGCCACCATGATCCAATCGTGATACAACGTTGCACCCCCAAACACTCATTAGGGAACTACCATGAAAAAGAATGACTTTCGCAGCCTCGCCAAAATGACGTACGACGCCATGCGCTCCCGCAGCCTGTCGATCAACGAGATCGTGGAGATGACCGGCGTTGACCCCGACTACGCTCGCGTGCTGGTGGGCCGCTGGCTCCGTAAGGACGTAGTGCGCCGCGGCGCGATCCGCGAAGGCCGCATGACCTACACCGCACGCGGTGCAGCGAACACCCCCGCGTTCGTCAGCGGGCGTGGCCGTGGCGCGTTCATGATCGCCGAACTCTGCCAGAAGAAGTGGCACACCGCGAAGCAACTCATCGCAGCGACGGGCTTGTCCGACAGCACCATCCGTCGGCACCTCCAGAACATGGTGGCGAAGCGTAAACTGGCCATCGAGATCCGCGAGGGCGGGCTGTACCACTATCGTGTCAAGTAATTAATCACGAGTTAAAAGCCCACGCCACCACGGAGAGCACCGCCATGACGCGGAAGCGGGACTACCGCAAAGAGTACGACACCTACCACGGTACGCCGGAGCAACGCGAGAACAACAACGCTCGCAAGCGCGCTCGGTACCACCTCGAAAAGAAGGGGACGGTGAAGAAAGGGGACGGGAAGGAAGTCGATCACAAAGACGGAAACCCCAAAAACAACAGCAAGGAAAACCTGCAGGTTCTAAGCCGCCGCGCGAACCGCAAGAAAGGTGGGTGATATGCCTCTCGTCACACTGGACTTTGAAACGTACTACTGCAGCAAGACGTTCTCGCTATCGAAGATGACCACTGAGGAATACGTCCGGGACCCACGGTTCCAGACCATCGGTGTGTCCATCAAGATCGACGATGGCCCGACCAACTGGTACTCCGGTGCTGGTGCGGCCGCGGTGCTGATGTCGATTGACTGGAGCAAGACGATCGCTGTTGCGCACAACGCACTGTTCGACGCGGCGGTGCTGAGTTGGCGCTTCGGCCATAAGCCGGCGCGTTGGTTCTGCACGCTCAAGGCGGCGCGCTCGCTGTTCGGTCTGGACTCCAGCATGTCGCTGGCGTCCATCGCTGAGCGGCTGGGGCTAGGCGTCAAGGGTAACGAGGTGGTGCACGCCGACGGGAAGCGACTGGAGAACTTTACCCCGACGGAGTTGGACGCGTACGGTCGCTACTGCTGCAACGACACCGAGTTGACGTTCAAGGCGTGGAAGCTGCTGTGGCCGACGGTGCCACCGACTGAGCGCAACATGATCGCGTGGACGGTGGAGCAGTTCGCCAACCCCGTGCTGGAGCTTGACCTGCCCATGTTGCGTGGAGGTCTGAGTCAGTTGCAGGCGTCACTGGAGCTAGCGCGTCAGTCGGTCGGTATGACGCAAGCCGCGCTGCGCTCCGACGCGGCGTTCGCCGAGGCGCTGATCCTCCGGGGCGTCGCACCCCCGGTCAAGATCAGCCCCGCCACTGGCGAGGAAGCGTGGGCTTTCTCGAAGCAAGACGTCGAGTTCATGGATCTCCTCGAACACGATGACCCGAATGTGGTCGCACTGATCGAGGCGCGTCTAGGCAACAAGACCAGCATCAACGAGTCACGGTTCACGCGCCTCATCGGCATCGGTGAGCGTGGGAAGTTGCCCGTGCCGTTGGCTTACGCCGGGGCGATGACGACGAAGCGGTGGGGCGGCACGGACAAGATCAACATGCAGAACTTCCCGAAGAAAGGAAGTATCCGCTCGTCGATCCGCGCACCCAAGGGTTACTTCATGGTGGTCGGCGACTTGTCGCAGATCGAACTCCGCGCTAACGCGTGGCAGGCGGGGCAGCAAGAGATCCTCGACGAATTGACTAAGCCCGGGGGCGACACGTACTCCGCCATGGCGACGGACATCTACGGGTTCACCGTGCAGAAGAAGTCACACCCCGTCGAGCGCTTCGTCGGTAAGACCGCGGTGCTCGGCTGCGGCTACGGCTGCGGACCTCCGAAGTTCCAGACGATGCTCAAAGTGGCGGCACGCCGTGACAAGATCGTGTTGCCTGATGAGTCCATCGACTTCGCGAAGAAGGTGGTCTACGCGTATCGTGACAAGTATCCGCTCATCAAGAAGATGTGGGATTCCGCGCAGGAAGCCATCGTGCGGCTGGCGATGGGAGAGACCGGTTCACTCGGTCCGTACCCCATCATCGGCGGGCGCATCATGCTGCCGAACGGCCAGTTCTTGTACTACCCGAACCTCCGTCGTGCGACCCCCGAAGCGGCGCTGAATAATCGCCCTGAGTGGGTCTACGACAAGCGCAAGGGGCGCGCGACCATCACCACGCGGATCTACGGTCCGAAGCTGGTGGAGAACATCACGCAGGCCGCGTCACGCCTGCCGATGTGCGACGCCATCGAGCACCTGTGGATCACGCACGCCCAGTGGTGCCGCCCCGTGTTCACCGTGCACGATGAAGTGGTGACGCTGTGGCACAACGACGTGCCCCACGATGAGGCGAAGGCCATCGTCATGGAAGCACTGACCCAACCCAAGAACCCCCAACTCCGCAGTTTCTTCGCGGGCATGCCGCTCGCGGCGGAGGTGGAGTGCGGTGAGACATACGGAGAATGTAAATGAGCAAGCCTGAGATCGCGTGGTCGTACTCGCGCATCAGCGCCTTCGAGAACTGCCCTCGCAAGTTCTGGGAACTCAACATCGCTAAGAGCATCCCGTATGTGCAAGGGGATGAGGCGAAGGACGGTGACCTGCAGCACAAAGAGTTCGAGGCTTACTTCAAGATGGGTAAGCCGCTGTCCGAAATCAACGTGCCGTTCCAGCCGCTGCTCGACAAGTTCAAGGCCCTGCCCGGGGAGCAGTACGTCGAGACGGATCTAACGCTGCGCAAAGACTTCGTGCCGTGTAAGACCAACGACTGGAACAACGCGTGGTTCCGCAACCGTGCGGATTACGTCAAGGTCAATGGTCACCACGCGCTGTCGGTGGATTGGAAGTTCGGCAAGCCCCGCGATGACGAGCAGCAAGGTGAACTCACGGCGCTGTCGATTTTCCAGTACCACGAGAAAGTCACCTCAGTGACGTTTCTGTACGCGTTCTTGCGACACAACCAAGTCCTGCCGCACACGTTCTATCGCGCCAACATCGCGCGCATGTGGGGCGGCTGGCTGGAGAAGGTCAAGAAGCTAGAGGCCGCCGTGAAAAAGAACGAGTGGCCCGCAACCCCCAACCCGTTGTGCGGCTGGTGCCCAGTGAAGAAGTGCCCCCACAACAAGAACCCGAAGGCGTAACCCATGGCCGCTACCCCAGAGACAAAAGCCAAGCATCAGATCCAAGCGCTGCTCAAGCGGTACGAGGCGCAAGGCGTCAAGATGAAACTGACGTGGAACGCAGGTGCGTCCTACGGCAGCGCCACGGTGGACTGCACCGGCGTGATCAGCGGCATCGCTGTCGCGTTCGAGGTCAAGCGCTTTGACGGTAAGGGCAAGCTAACCGCACGCCAGCTAGCGGATCTCCGCGAGTACCGCGAGGCGGGCGCAGTGGCCATGGTGCTGGCGGCGGAAAGCTCGCTCCAGTTGCTTGAGAACTTCCTCATCTCGCGACTGCACTTCCCCCTGTCGTCGGTGTACTTCGACTGGAGTAACTTCGAGTGAGCGACTTCGTCATTCACCGGGAACACGTCATCCTGCCGAAAGATGGCAGGCTGGCGACGCTCCTGCCGCATGCGAAGACCATGACGCATACGGACGGGAAGGAGTACGTCATCATCCCGCACTCGCTGGATGAAACGAAGGTGCTGCACAACCTCGGCATCAAAGTTCCGCCGCCGATCCTGTCGCAGTATCAGTGGCCGGGGCCAACACCGTTCGACGCGCAGCGCATCACCGCGGCGCACATCACGCAACACCCCCGCTGCTTCGTACTGAACGGCATGGGCACCGGCAAGACGCGCGCACTGTTGTACGCGTTCGACTTCTTGAAGCGCCATGGGATCGTCAACCGCATGGTGGTGACGGCACCGCTGTCCACACTGCGCCAAACGTGGCAGGCGGAACTGCTGCACTTCCCGCACCTGACTTCCGTCGTGCTGCACAAAGGCAGTAAGTCACCAGCGTGGCGCAGGGAGCAACTCGCTATCCCCGCGGACATCTACATCATTAACCACGATGGCGTGAAGATTATTCTCGACGACCTCCTCGCGCGCAAAGACATCGACATGCTCGCGCTCGATGAACTAACCGAGTACAAGAACACTAAGTCAGACATGTGGAAGGTGACCAACAAGCTCGCACGCAGGATGTCCCGCGTGGTGGGCATGACGGGTTCGCCCATGGCGAAAGACCCCACGGACGTCTACGGGCAAGTCAAGCTCGTTGACCCCACCCGTGCCGGTCGTAGCTTCACGGACTTCCGCGACACGGTCATGAGCAAGCTCACCGCGTTCAAGTGGTTGCCCAAGGTGGACCACGTGGAGACGGTGTACAAGTTCATGCAGCCGTCCGTCCGGTTCGCTCGCTCCGATTGCTTCGACTTGCCCCCGGCGCAGTACATCCGCCGCGAGGTGGAGATGACGCATCAGCAGGCGAAGTTGTACAGGCAGTTATCCGCGGAGTGCGCAGCGGAGATTGCCTGCGGCACGATCAAGGCGGTGAACGAGGCGGACCGTATCAACAAGCTGGTGCAGATCTGCACGGGCTTCGCGTACGACACCCAGCACAATGCGTCGTTTGTTGACTGTGCGCATCGGCTCGCTGCGCTGGACGAAGCCATCGAGCAGTCGGCGAGCAAGGTCATTGTATTTACCCCGTTCAAGGCGTCACTATCACTGTTACAGGAACATGTTGCTAAGAGGTGGTCACATGCTATAGTGTCTGGGGATGTTAGCCCCAACCGTCGCGAGCAAGTGTTCACCGCGTTTCGTCACTCGCCCGACCCCCACGTCATCATCGCTCACCCGGACTGCATGTCGCATGGGCTGACGCTGACGGAAGCAAGTACCGTGGTGTGGTTCGGTCCGCCCAACTCGCTTGAGACTTTCGAGCAAGCGAACGCACGGATCACCCGCCCGGGCCAGAAGCACAGCCAGCTTATCCTCATGCTGGTGTCGTCACGCGTCGAAGCCGCGATCTACAAGCGGTACGAGCGCAGGTCCGAACGGCAGGGCCTGCTGCTTGAACTTTTTGCCGGACAAGATCATTTAGGAATTGACCCATGAGTACGAATTGGACCGCCGCCCAACTCACCGAAACGTTCATCAAGTTGCGCGACCGCAAGAAAGCGCTGGAACAGAAACACAAAGACGAGCTTCGCCCCATCATCGACGCCATGGACCAGCTTGAGATCATGGCAATGCAGCACCTGCAGGGCAACCAGATGACGTCAATGGCGACCGAAACGGGTACCGTGTACCTCGTCACTCGGCGCAACTACAAGATCGAAGACCGCGAGGCGTTCCGCTCGTGGTGTGAAGTGAATGGTCGCACCGACTTCCTCGAAGCTCGCCCCGCCAAAAGCGCGATTGACGAGTACGTCGAGGCAGGTAATGCTCTCCCTCCCGGTCTCGGCACCACTGCCGACATCGCTGCGCAGTTCCGTAAATAACTCACCTCTCGGAGTCACTCATGTCCACGGCTATTTCCCCATTTGTTCCGGGCTTCAACCTGTCCGCAGCAGCACTCCCCGCAGCGATCCGCCAGTACGGTGTCAGCGATGAAATGCAACAGGGCATCGGCGCGTCGTTTGCCGTTGTCTCGATCAAGGGCAAGACCTTCACCATCAAGCACGGTGGTACGGATCACCCGCTCATGGTCAACGCCAACGGCGCAACCTTCGCCGCTCCGTTCTTTGATGTGGTCATCGTCGCCGCCTCGGCGAACCTGACGAAGACTTACTACAAGGATGGCTACGTTGATGGCTCCGACGCCTCGCCGGACTGCTGGTCCGAAGACGGCATCCGCCCCGCCGCCCCCACGCCCGTGTGCGGCCAGTGCGCCATCTGCCCGATGAACGTGTTTGGCTCGAAGATCGGCCCCGCCGGCCAGAAGATGAAAGCCTGCAGTGATAGCCGCAAGCTGATCGTCGTCCCGGCACACGACCTCGTCAACGAGCCGTATGGCGGCGCGATGCTGATGCGCGTCCCAGCGGCGTCGCTCGGCCCCATCGCCGACTACTCCAAGGCGCTGAACCAAGCGGGCGTGCCGTTCTTCGCGGTCGTGACCCGCATCCAGTTCGACCCCTCGGCGGCATACCCGAAGCTGCAGGCCCAAGCGGTGCGCATGCTGAACGACAGCGAAGCCGCAGACGTGCTGACCATGCGGAACTCGGACCGTGTGGCCACCATCATCACCGGCTCCTCGACCACCGCTCCGGCCGCCCTGCCCGCACTCGCGTTCGTCCCCGAGCCCGCCCCGGCTCCAGTCCAGCAGCACGTGCCCATGCAGGCCCCGGCCCCCATCCTGCCGACTCCCCCGGCTCCGGTGGCCCCGCCTGCACCTGCCGCTCCTCCGGCCCCGCCTGCGTTCCCGCCGCCGGACTGGACGGCCCACCCGGACGCGTCGGGCTATTTCTACAAGGGGCAGGAAGTCCTGACCGAAGCCCAGTTGCGCGAGCGCTTGGCCCCGCCGGTTCCCGTAGCACCCCCGGCCCCTCCGGCTCCACCTGCACCGCCGCCGATCCCGCAAGTCGCCGTGATCCCGGCCGCTGCGTACGCGGCGCCTGCCCCGGCTGCACAACCTGTCGGCGCGATCCCACTGGACCCGGGGTTCCTGTCGCAGGTCGATAACCTGCTGGGTACGCTTCCGCAGTAAGCCCCGTAGAGGGCAACACGGGCGGGGGTGCAACCGCACCCCCTAAGCGTCTCAGCAGGGGTCTCCATGAATACACCGCAGTTCCTCTCGTTGGTGCTCCCCTCCGTTGGCTACTGGGCCGCTGCCCTGTTCATGCCCGATGGGAAGCCAGTTCATAAGTTCTTCAACGCAGGCGATACCCACAACCTTCTGGGCTTTTCCCAGTGGGGTGTCCAGAAAGGCGCCAACGCCTATTTCGGCGTCGCCGGCTACGTGCCGGGGGCGGACGGCGAACCCCGCCGCACTGCCGCCTGCGCCCTGTTCCACCGCTGCCTCCGCCTCGACGTTGACTGTGGCCCCGGCAAGCCCTACCCGACCAAGCGGGACGGCTGGCAGGCGCTCGTCGCGTTCATGCAGGCCGCGGGGTTACCCGAGCCCACGATCGTTGACTCGGGCGGTGGCCTCCACGTGTACTGGCCGTTCACCGAAGACCTCCCGCAGGATCGGTGGCTGCCTCTCGCGGGGGGCCTCAAGCAAGCGTGCGAGCGGCTCCACTTCGCTGCCGACCCCGTCGTCACCATGGACGCGGCGCGTATCCTCCGGCTTCCGGGCACGCCGAACCTCAAGACCGGCACGCCCCGTCCCGTGCAGATCCTGCACATCGGACCGGCGTACGACGTCGCCACGCTGTCCCCCCGCCTACCTTACGCCGGACCAGTGTTCGGTGCCGGTGGTCCGGCGCGCGTGGGAGTGAACGACGAGCTTTCCGCGGGGCGGTATCCCCAGTACGTGCTGCGCGACGTCCTGATCGGTTGCCCCGGCATGAAGGCGATGCTCCAGACCGGTGGCGCGGGTACTAGCGAGCCCCTGTGGAAAGCGGCACTGGACCTCGTCAACAAGGCTGACGATTCCCGCGAAGTTAAAATGCGGGTGGCGCACGCCATCTCGGCAGGGCATCCGTCCTATAGCCCCGGCGTGCTGGAGCAGAAGTGGGCGCAGGTCGAGTCGCAGGATTACCACCCCCCGACGTGCGCGAAGATGGCGGGGCTGGGGATGACGGCGTGTGCGACTTGCCCGATGCGGGCGGCCATCAAGTCACCGGTGAGCCTGACGCGGGTGTCGGCGGCCAATCTAGCGGTCCAACCAACACCGGCGCCGCCCCCGACCCTAGTCCCCCAACCAGTCCCCGCAGGGGCGGCACCGGCGCAGCCAGTCTACCAACAGCACGGCGTCTTCATGCTAGGCCCGACGTCGGGTATCCGGGTCATCGACGGGCTGCTCACGGCCCGCCTGTCGATCCGGGGCGGTATCCCCCACCAGTTGGTCCTGACCGATGTGACCGACGCCGAGGGCAACGTCAAGAAGCAAGACCTCTGGGTGCCGATCATCCCCTACAAGATCGTCGAGGTTGAGCGGCTACTGGAGGCCAACGGTCGGCAGATGATCGTGAACCTCACGTTCGACGCGTTCACCGACGCGTTGCGGCGGGTAGCGCTCACCAACGCCACGCTGCACGACGGCAAGGCGTTTGCCCAGACCATGGCGGGGTCTGGCCTGTCACTCAATTCGGTGCAAGCCAAGCAGCTGCAGGACAAATTTATGCCGGAGTTCCTTACACAGTTACAGCGGCTCCGTGCCGCCAACACCATCGCCGCGAAGTGCGGCTGGACCGACGACCACAGTGGGTTCGTGCTCGGCACTCGGCTGTACACCGCCAAGGGCGTCGAGCACATCCACGCGATGCACGACAGCGCTGCCGCTGCGGAAATGCAGGGGTACCACGAGCAGGGCGACGAGTCGATCAGTATGGCGGCCATCGCACTGGCCATGGCGGGATCAGCAGAGCGGCAGGCGGTTGTCGCCCTGTCGATCGCCACCCCGCTGATGGAGTTCACCGGCGTCGACGGCGTCATCCTCAACGCGTGGTCGCCAGAGTCCGGCGTCGGCAAGTCCACCCTGTGCAACGCGGCGCTCGCCGTGTGGGGCAACCCCGACAAGCTGCGAAAGGACTACCGCGACACCGCCAACGCCACGTGGAAGCTGGCCAGCACCATCGGCAATCTCCCCATGGTGGTCGATGAGTTCACGAACATCGACGGCAAGTCGCTCTCCGACTACGTGTACACCGTCACTCAGGGCCGCGAGAAGCACCGTCTCAACTCCAGCGCTCAGTTGAACGCGGGGTCGAACCGGTGGCGACTGGCGATGATCACGACGGCGAACAACTCGATCCACGAGAAGCTGTTGAATTACCGCTCCGATGCGACGGCCGAAGCGGCCCGCGTGTTCGAGCTTCGCCTGTCTCCCCTGTCGATGTCCCCGGCGGCGATGTCGGAAGCGAAGCTCAAGCTGATGGAACTCCGTGACCACTTCGGTCACATGGGCGGCAAGCTGGTGCAGATGTACCTATCGCGCGATGTGGCGTACTGGACCAAAGCGGTCAACACGCGCATCGCATGGTGGGACCAGCACGCCGCCACGGGCACGGGTGACCGTTTCCGCTCTGCGTGTGCCGCGCTGATCGAACTCGGTGCCGTCATCGGTAAGGCCATGGGCCTGCCGTTCGACATCGAAGCGATCAAGCACGCCGTCATGGAGCAGTGGAAGCGGCAGGCGCAAGAGTTCGAGGAAGTCCGCCGCTCGCCGGAAGACTTCATCGTCTCGTACATCACCGAGAACCTTGGTGACTTCGCGGTTATCGGCGGTATGTCGGGTAACGACCTACTGACCACCGGCACGCGCAGGTACCTCGGCGAGATCCGCGGACAAACCGTCAACGGGAAGTTCGTACGGAGCACGGTGAACATCCCCCTCGACCCGCTGCGTGAGTTCGTCACCAAACAGAACGGCAACTTCAAGGCGATTCAAGAGTGGATGAAGGCCGACATGCAGGCTGGAGGTATCGTCCAGTTTGTTGGTCGCAGGACGTTCATGGCAGGCCAAGTGCAAGCGATGCGCGCACCGCTCGTAACGTTCCGCGCAGGTTTGCTCGGGCAGATCCAGTCAGTGAGTGCAGAGACAATCGTTGACGCAAAGACAGCGATTGGTTAGTTTCGCCGGTGCCAGCGTGACGAGAGGCGCTGACACCCCCGCATCGGCGGATGCGGCAACCCCCGGAGAGAACTGACCCCTCTCTCCGGGGGTTTTTTTATTCGAGCACGTCGTCGCGAACCGCCTGTCGGCGCTTGTCCACAACACCCGACTCGCGCTCGCGCTGGCTAGCCGCCGACTGCGACGCTTGGTCTGGACGGATCTTGAACTCGTCCGGGGCGACACGGTTGAAGTCGCGGATGCGCTGGCGTGCGCGGATCATGTCGTCCGGCGTGCCACGGTTCTTCGCCATGTTGTACTGGCTCATGACGTCCTCGCGCTCCTTGGTGATGTTGCCCATGGTCGAGAACTCCCGCGAGCGGCGCTCGTAGGACTTGCCGACTTCCGTCGGGGTCAGGCCCAACGCACGGACGAACACGTCGTAGCTCGACAGGTCGTCGGGCTGGATGAAGCGATCACCGTCCGTCTCCATCACGCCGTTGCGCGTGTACTGGACCGCGTCGATCAGGCTGCGTAGCCCAGTCGGCGATGCCTTAGCGAACTCGCGCAGCACATCATCGCTGTCGCTTTCCCCCTGCAAGAAGTCGATCGACTCGCCGAGCGTGGCGGTGCCGTGCCCCAGCAGACGCGAGATCGAGCCGTAGACCGGACCGAGCGCGTAGAGCGCGACCTTGTCCACCGTGCCCTTGGGGGTGTCGTCTTCGCGCAGGTTAAGGAACCGCGTGTCGAGCAAGTTCGGCAGGCCAGCACGGCTCGACAGATCCATGTTCAGCAGCGCAGCGGGAACGCCACGCTCGACGGCAGTGCCAAGCACCCCGTCACCGAAGTGATCCTTGACGAACTCGTGGAGAAGCGTCTCGTCGTCCTTCCACTTGTCCTCGTCGTCGCCGAACGCCATGGCGCCAGCCCACAGCGTCATCTTCGCGACCGCAGCGAGAGGGCCTAGACCGATAGCGCCAGCCATCACGGCGTGCGTGGCCAGCAGGTTACGCATCGCGGCCCAGCCTTTCGCGCGCTGCTCAGCGTCGCCCGAAAGTGCGAGCGCGCCGTGGCGGATGAACATGGCGTAGATACCCTGCACGTACATCTTGAACTGCAGGATCGGACCCATGAACTGGTACTTGAACACGTTGGGTCGGTTGACCATCGAGTAGTTGATCATCGACTCGTTGACGAAGTCGGTGACGAACCGGAGCGTTTTGTTCGGCGGATCTAGCGACGCGGCCGCACCGTTGAGGTTGATGACCTTGTCATAACCCAGTCGCTCAGTCGCAGCACGGTACGCCGCCAGCGCAGTGACCGTGCGGTTCATCGTCTCCACGTGTTGCGCGAACGCCATACCCATGCGGAGTGCGTCGTTCCACTTGCGCTCCACCTTGCTTGACGCGAGCGTGTCCTGCAGCGCGGCGAGATGCCCGAAGTCGAGGTCGCCCTGATCACGCAGCGTTTTCAGCAGCGCTTCTTCCTGCGGCCCCCGCGCGTACGTCGTAAGGATCTGCTCGAACATCTGCTCAGGCGTCACGACGCCCTTGGTCTCTTTGCCGGCGAACGACCGCAGGTGCTGCACGAAGTCGCGTCCACCGTTGCGAGTCGTCGCCCAGAGGCCATACCCCACGCCCTTGTTACCGCGCATGGCGTCGAGCATGAAGCGACCAGCTTCGGCGATACCGAGCGTGCTGTAGGTACCGTCGGCATTTTTGATTGTCTGTGCGGCCAGCAGTGGGGTGCCGACCACGTGAGGCTGCGTGGCGTTGATCGCGACATACGCCGGGGAAAACGCCAGTGACATCAGGCTCGACAGGCGCGACACGAAGTTCGCCGCTGTGTTGTACCCCGTCAGGGCGCGGCGCTCCGCGGTGAGCTTATCGTTCGCCGCCAGCGCGTTGTACGCCGAACGACGCAACGCCGAACGACGGTCATCGCTGATGTCGTTTGCTAACTTGTTGAGCGTCTTCCACGCATCACGACGGCCCTTAGCCTCGGTGATGTTGCCGTAGTTGTACGACGCACCGTAGACCCACTCCGCCATCGCGGTGGTCATGTCGTGGCTGGCGCCGATGACATTGCGGCGTGGGAGCGCGGACGCATTGAGCGTGTACTGTGCATCGGCTTCGAGCGCCATGGTCTGGAACGCTTCCACCACTGATGGCGGCAGACCCTCGCCCTTGAGCTTGCGCATCTTCTCCAACACGCTGCCCGGGACTTCTTTGTCCGAGAAGTAGGTGTCTGAGACTTTCTTCGCGTTGAACGCGGTGTCGCCGTTCTTTTCGTACCACTCGTCGAACGACCCCGCGGCCGTCCCCAGTTCTTCCCATAGCGACTTAACGGTAGCGATCATGTCGTCCTTCGACGCACGCGCTGCTGCCAGAGACTCGAAGAAGAACACGCCGTTGCGCGACACGCGAACGTCGTACCCGAGCAACTCCCCGTTGTCCCCGACGCGCTTGTTCACGCGCACACTGTCGTTGGGGTTCGCAGTTCGGGCGCGCTTCGCTGCACGCTCGGCGGCTTCCTCGGTCACGAAGTCTACGTCGCCCTTATCCTTGATGATGTCCTCGGGCAACGGGACCTTGACGATGAAGTCGCCACGTCGCCGCAGTGGGAACCATGGGCCGCGGCTCGACTCCAGTCGTTGCGTTGCGAGTTGTTTGATCTGGCCACGTAGCGCGTTGATCTCCGCCTGCTTCGCCTTACTCAAACCCTCGGGACCAGCGTCGCGCTCAATCTGCTTGATCTCGTTCTCTGCCAACTTGATCTGCTTGCGTGCGATGCGGCGATTCAGGCGCGTCGATTTCGCGAGCAACTCACGGTAGAGCTTCGCGATTTCTGGCTCGCCGCCGTACTTAGGGTCCGTCGCGAGACGGAACTTCATCGCCAGCGCGGCGTGTTGCTTGCGCTTAGCCTCGCTCTTACCGAGATGTTTGTTGGCCGGATGATCGAACGGCACGTCAGGACGGATCTTGACCATCGTCGAGTCGTGCATGAGCAGGTTCAAGATCGCACGAGCGCGTGGTGCGAGCGCGTCGATGCGACGGAAGATCTCGTCGAACGGCGCGCGCTGCTCCGCCGACAACTGCTCCGCGCGGCGGTCTGCGTCGTTGAGTAGACGCGCTGCAGTGGCGAACGCGACGTCTTTGCGGTCGTCGAATAACGTAGCGATCTGCAGGCGCGACATGAGTGCGAACTTGAGTTCGTCCCACTTCGTGCCGACCAGCGAATCGCGGGCGACCTCACCAGCTTGCTTGAGTCGATTGTCACTCTTACCACGCAGCAGGTTGGCCAACCCGCGTGTCAGCGAGAACGTGCTGTTATCCGCGCGCTTGATCGCAGCGTCCATCTCCTCGATGGCACGCCGTGCGGGCTCGGCGTTGAGGTCGAGTTCCTCGACGGTTTTGGGGTCGAGGCTGGCGTCCACCTCTGTGTCGTTACCCCCCAGCACCCGGGCCATGCGCGCTTGGTACGCCTTCGCGTTCATCGTGCCGACACCGCCGAGATCCGCGCCCTCACGCCACGCCGTGGCGCGCGCCACCATGCGACGCATAACATCGGCGATGTCGGGGTTTGGCATCGGTGCGCCGGTGAGACGTGCGAAGACCTTGCGGATCTCCGCGGCGACACGCGAGAAGAAACGATCCACCACGCCTTGCGGTTCGGCATCAGACAGGAGCCAGCGTGCGATGTTATCCGCGCTCCACTCACGCCACCCCTTCGAGTACGTCAGTTGATCCCAGCCGGGGTTCATGTCGCCCTGTCGCTTGGCGTTAGCCAGCATGGCGCCACGCACTTTCGTCAGACGCTCCAGTGCCGCCTTGGAGTTGGGCATGCCTTCGACACGCGCAAGCCAGCGCATATACGCGTCGATGACTTGCTGCTGGTCGGCCTCCGGGAGCTTCGAGAACATCGACCGCTCGATGACGTGGCCAAGCTCATGCGCAACGGTTTCGATCAGTGCGGTCTCGCCCTGTTGCTCGCCGTCGATCAGGAACGCTTCCGCCGCACGCGCACGGACGCCGTCCATGTCGATGCCGATAAACGCCACGCGGACGCCGTCGGCCTTGGTGTAGTAGTGCGACGCCACGCCCTGCGCGTTCACTCCGATCGTGCTGCCCGTGCGTGCACGGAACTCGGGGAGATCCACCAGCATCACCTCGGAGGGGATGCCCGCTTCGGCCGCCTTGGTGGTGTCTGCGCCGAGCTTGTCCAGCCAGCCGTTGATCAGGTTCGCGAAGTCCGTCGGCACGGAGCCGACGATGACCACGCGCCCGACACGCATCGTCTTGCCCGCGCGCTCCGCCGTGGTGGCCAGTCGCTCGTTACTGTCGGCGCGTGTCTCCGGTGCAGGGCGATTCAACTCGAACGACACTTTCGTACCGAACTGCTCGTTCACCTTGCCAGCGAACTCGTTGGCTTCATCCACCGCCGTCTGCAGTTGCGCCTCGATGGCCTGCACGCCAGCAGCATCAGGAGCCACCCCCTCGCGGCGGAAGTTCTCTGCGGTCGCCTGCATGGCGTCCGCGTCGTCGCGGGAAACAGTCTTAGCGGCCTTGGTCAGGCACGAGGTCAAGCTGCCCATGGCGGCTCCTTAGTTCTGGCTAGCGCCCAAGACGAACTCGAACGCAAACAATCCAACGGCAGTGTTGGTGACTTGCTTCACCGCGACCGCTTCGCCGGGGTTAAGTACGATCGGCCGCGCGAACTCGTGAGGTGGCTTCAAGTAGTCGATCATGTTGGTCAACTCCGCGACGTTGGCGGCAGTGGCGAGATGCTCGTCAGTGGACTTAATCATCGGCTGCAGGATCTGGCCATCGGTAAACCCAGTCGGCGCCGTCAGGAACGTCGTGCCGGTGGTGATCGCAGGGGTCAAGCTGTCGTACTGGAAAATCTGACCGTTGGCGCCGCCAGTCGGGTTGCCAGTGGTGCGCAACAGGTCGAAGCGCGCAACAACACCAGTGACCGCTGCGCTCTGCAGGTTGATGACCTTGAGGCCGAGCAGGAACAGGCGACGGCCGGAGTTCGCGTCGTTTCGCAGCCATGCGTGGTACTTCGCGTTGACCGCGGCCGAGTTGTCGATGAGTGCGCCGTAGGTGGCGTACTTGTTGAGATAGGGGTCGTTCATGATCGGGCTCCAGAGTGGGCCCCGTCAGTGTCGCACTAATCCCAGACGCCCGCAGCTTCTAGTGCCAGCACCGCTAGCAGGCCCAACTCCATGACGTCATCGTCGTCCGACGTGACCATGTCCCGGACCAGCCGGACGTTCTTGTGCGTGGCCCCGCCGCCCACAGGGGTGTCGATCACCGTAACCGGAACGTCGAGCAGTCCTTGGGCGACCGTCTGTGCGGTACCGAACCCAATCCCCTGCAGCACGATGGCGAGGGGGTTGATCACTGGCGGATAACCGTGGTGACGCCCCCGACGGTGGCGAGCGACTGGGTGATGCCCGGGGCGAGACGCTCGGTCGGCGTAACGGTCATGGGCCCAGCCAGCGCATGCAGCGCGGCGAGTTCTTCGATCATCGTACCCACGTCCCCATAGAACGTGTCGTGGCCAGCCGTCGTGGTCAGGGTAACGTCACTGCCGACGATGCTGGTGGCTTGGATCACATCGCCCGTCGCGCGGCCACCGGCGCTCACGGCCAGTGGGGCGGAGCGATCAAGTCCGTGGAGTTGGTACAGCTTGCGCAGCAGTAGCGCCTGCGACGGGGTGACGGTGTACGCCCCGCCGACCACACCCGTAGCGGCAACCGTGTCCGCCCCCTCAGTAACGGCGAGGTCACCGGAGATCCCGGGGTCCGTGACCACGCCCGTAGCGGCGAGTGTGTCAGCGCCCTCCGTGACGGCCAGCGTGCCGCGCTCGATGGACACGCCCGTAGCCGCGAGGGTATCCGCGCCCTCAGTGACCGCCATGGTGCCCGTGATGAGTACCGCACCGGTGGCGGCGAAAGTATCCGCCCCCTCGGTAACGGCCAGCGCGCCGCGCTCGATGGACACGCCGGTGGCCGCTAGCGTGTCGGCCCCTTCGGTGACGGCCAGTGCACCGCGGTTGATCGACACGCCCGTAGCCGCGAGGGTATCCGCGCCTTCGGTAACGGCCAGTGTGCCGCGCTCGATGGACACGCCCGTAGCCGCGAGGGTATCCGCGCCTTCGGTAACGGCCAGTGTGCCGCGCTCGATGGACACGCCCGTAGCGACCAGTGTGTCGGCACCCTCGGTGACCGCCATGGTGGCGCGGTTGATCGACACGCCGGTGGCAGCGAATGTATCCGCCTCCTCGGTAACGGCTAGCGTACCGGTAACTCCGGCACCGCCTGAGACCGTGCCGGTGGCAGCGAAAGTGTCAGCGCCCTCCGTGACGGCCAGCGTGCCGCGCTCGATCGACACGCCCGTAGCGGCCAGTGTGTCGGCACCCTCGGTGACCGCCAGCGTGCCGCGGTTGATCGACACGCCGGTGGCAGCGAATGTGTCAGCGCCCTCAGTGACGGCCAGCGTGCCGCGGTTGATCGACACGCCGGTGGCAGCGAATGTGTCAGCGCCCTCCGTGACGGCCAGCGTGCCAGTAACCGCGCCGCCGGCGGGTATCGTGGCGATGACAACAAGCGCACCACCGTCCAACGCGTTTGGCGTCGTGAAGCTGGCTTCGTAGGTGCCAGCCGCTACCGCTCGCTGAGCGGTCTGGCCCTGCCAGAACGCAAAATCGTTGATCGTTCCAATCGCGGTGAAGCTATTGCCTGCCGCGAAGTTCGTGACGCCGGTGCCTTCTACGGCACCGAGCGCGATCAGCAGTGCGTCGCCAGCGGGCGACACGTTGCCCGACAAGTACGGGCCCGTGGTTTGCGTCGCGGAACTTCCGAAAGTAACCGTCGAAGCCGTTAGCTCGACGACATACATCGAGGTGAAGCCGTTGGTCTTACTGGCGGTAAACGTGTGTCCCGCGCCGCCGGTCGCGTTCTCGCACTTGAACACGGTGAAGAACTGAGAGAACGACCCTCCGCTCGGTGCGACGGTCGCGCCGACTTGCGACCAAGCGTTCGCGTTGCTGTCCGTGATCGTCGGAACACCGGAGGTGTCCTGCCAGTGGACGAACACCAGCAGAGTTCGACCCGTGGTGGTCGCGATGCCAGCAGTGGTCGTGCTATCCGCAGTCGCGCCGCCCTGAACAGTGGACACGCCAACAGTAGGCGCGTTGATTGCAGGAGCAGCCGCAGGCCCAAACAGGTAATCATTGAGAACGCTCGACGCGCCGGGGGCACTGTCCGACGTTAGCGGTCGGAGACTGACGCTACCCTGTGGGCCGATACCACTTGGCCGACCAACGGCCATTGATTAGCCCGCCGCGATGATCGGGCGAATGTCGGGGATGCCGGTCGCTGTGCTGTCAGGCGAGATCAGCGCGAACAGTGCCGAGTCCTCGTACACCCGCTTGCCGTTCGTGCGGAACCAGTCGTGAATGTCGCCGGAGTTGGCGATGACCACGCGGCCCGTCCACAGCGGGCGCAAGACCAGCACGTTGAACGTGCCCACCGTTGCCGTGCTGCCCGCCACGTTGTTGATCTGCGCCACGCCACGGTCGCCAGCGGCAAGCGGAAGCTGCCAGCAGCGACCAACAGCCGGGGCAGCACCGACACCGACGATACCCGTGGTCTGCGTGGTCGCGCCCGCTTGGTTGGTGTACGTCACGTTGACCGCTTGGTTGCCCGTCGCCGCCGTGACTTGCTCCACCCAAATCTCCGTCTCGCCTGCGGTGTTGATCGCCGCGCCGCCGGGGATGCGAGAGAGGTACGACGGTTGGCCGGTCAGTGCTTGCGCTGCGTTGAACGGATACGCGCCGCCCTTCCACAGCAGATCGAACAAGCGGATACGGCACGCGACAGAGCTACCGAATTCGACCGAGGACAGGTAGCCCTGATTCGACCCGCCGAAGGCGTTGATCGTTGGGCAACCGGCAGTGGCATCGGTGGGCACAACGCCTGCCGCCACGCTCGTACCAGCAAGGACGCCAGCGCCGGGGCTGCCTGCGAGGTCGAAGATCGAGTACCAAGTGTTCGCTCTCGCAGTGCGCGATGCGGTCTTCTTGATGTCGGCGGGTTGCTTGGCTGCGGCCCACAAGCCGTCAAGAGTCGTGATTGCCATGACGGCTCCTTACGGCGCGTGGGTGATCGCGGCGCTATTGATCTGGACCTGCTGGCCGGCAGTGATCGTCGTGGTGTCGAGGTTGATGTCTGACCCCGACGTACCTACGGTGAGCCCCGTGACGATGTCCACGCTGTTCGAGTCGCGGATGCGCGCGACGGCGGCAGCGCCTGACGCGTTGGCCGAGGTGTCGCTGCGCGGGAAACCGCTGAGTGTCAGCACGCCAGTGGCGACGGTGCCACACGGATCTCCAAGCGTGACTTGCGCCAGCACGGAGGCGAAGCCTGCGGTGCCGATCTCTAGCACGCCGGGGCCGGCGCCTTGGTCGATGGCGTCGCGGACGACGGTGAGGCGAGCGTTCTTAACGGTGACGTTGTAGTTGGCGGCCATGGCGGGCTCCTGTTAGTTCCAGTTGAAGGTGATCGCAACGCTGGTGATCTGACCCTTGGCGTTGCGCTGCGGGACCATGTCCATGCCAGTGGGGCGCTTCGGGGGTGCGGGAGGTTGCATCTTTTGGACTGCCTCACGCAACGCCTCGACAGCGTTCGCGAGGCCCTCGCCGACCTTGACCTCCACCACCCGGACTTCGGGGGTAGCGGCTTCGGCCGGCTTTGCGTCAATGACCTTGACCTCCGCCATGGGCGCAGGGGCAGCCTTGGGTTTAATGCCCAAGTCTTTCACGGCGGCGGATGGAAGTCGTAGAGTCATTTCAGCACGCAGGCCAACAGGCGGTTGAGGTTTTCGATGCGCTTGCGGTACCAGTCGAGCATAGCACTCGGCTTGACTTGCGCCTCGCCATCCTCCACCTCGACCGTCATCTCCGCGGCCTTGAGCACCGGCGCGTCAACGCCGTCCACCCGGAGGTCCGGGGGTGCGGCGGTGGGCGCGACATCGAGATCCAGCGGCTCGTCGTCGCGGCGCTCAGCCTCTAACGCTTCGGCGAGGTCTCGCGCGGCTTGGGCGTTGGCTTCTTCCCGGGCGAAGACGGCTTCGGCTTCATCTTCCGGCGAGCGTCCTTCGGTATCGCTAGTCCGGTCACGTCCAGCTTCTTCGGTTGACGGTTGCCGATCCGGCCCCTTCGACGGGCCGCGCCCGCCCGTTTGAGGGGTGGCGGCCGGCGCTTCGATCGCATCAAGCTGCGCGAGCAACTGGTCTGCTTCGGCCTGCGCCTTTGCTTTCTCGGACTTGCTCGTCGTCTTGCTCTGGATCTTCCGCTGCAGGGGAGCGAGCATCTCAGTGATGATCTGACGGCGCTCCTCCGGCGGACGCCCGGGGGCGACCTCGACGCTGACCGCACCTGCGGCCTGATCGGGGTTCGGCGGACGGGCGGGAGTCGGCTCAGCCTTCGGCGCCGCTTCCGCTTCAACGCGGGCGGTGCGACCGGCGAGCGCGGCTTCCGGTGTGGTGGCGGCGACCTTCGCCGTCTTGCCGACACGGCGCTGCATATTTTGCGCGGCGACCGGCGCGGCGGCTTGCGTAGTGAGTTCACTGTCAGCAACGGCACCGTCCGGGGTCGTCGCTTCGAGCGCCACCGGCGGCGTACCCGCTGCGGCGACTTCGCTCTTGCCCGCGGTGTAGCCGAGCAACTGCGACATAAAGTCAGCGTTTTCCGCCTGCTTGGGGTTACGACGCAGGGCGCGTGCTTTCGGCATCTCCGTGGTGAGGAACGTCCCCACCGGCGTCGGCACCACCTGCACGTTGTCCGGCAGGGTGACGTCCGGCATGCGGGTACCGAACGGCACCCACACCGAGTCTTTCTCCGCAGCGGGGTCGAGCATCGCGGTGATCTGCGCTGCGATGTCGCGCTGCGATTCCTTGAGCGTGTCGTTGCGGCGACCGGCCTGCGTCACGCCGCCAGCGGGACCAAACATCCCCGGCTGCGTCGGCGCTGCGGGCGCCGGCTCACCCTGCGGAGAGCGCGGATCTGCGTTCTGGGCGAAGCTGGAGTCCAGCCCGTCGACCAACTGCTGCTGCTGTGGCATCGGACGCTCAGGCGGCAGATCCACTTGCGGCATGATCATCTGGGATTGAATCTGGTCGATCTCCGCGAGGCGCGCGCCGACACCGTCCGCGACATTCGGCGGTACGGGGACGCCGCTCTGCGTGTACGAGTCGAGCATGGCCTGCAACTGGACGCGTTCGACCTCTAGCGCTTCGGCTTCGGCGCGCTGGTCATCCATGCGGCTACCCAGCTGACGCTGCGGCGGGGGAAGCGCGCGCATGCCCGGAGCCGGAAGCTGCCGGGGGACTTCGGTGAACTCGCCATCGACGATCTCCTCGCCCTGCGCCGGAGCGCCGGTGGGGCCGCCGGTCCAGTTGGTTCCGAGCGGACGCAAGCCGCCACCAGAGGGACCTGTCGGGCCTCCCGGCTGCGGGACCATCTGACGGTTGCCACCCATGGCGCCCGACGTGTCGGGAGCGGGGGGTGCGACGACACCGGCCATCGCAGCGTTGAGCGTTGGATCTTGAGTGCCGCCCTGCTCGGCGCGCGGCTGCGGACTTGGCGCGGCAGGTGGGGTACGGAGCCCGCCGAGCGCACCGAACGGTGCACCGCCCACGAAGCCGCCCACGAAGTCGTCCGCGGTGCCGTACTGGCCCATGCGGTAGCGGTCGCTCTGGCCCGCCGAGACGTCGGCAAGACCCTGCGAAATATCCGTCTCGAAGTATTCTTGTCCGCCCTCGACCGTGCCACCGACCATGGCAGATCCGCCCGCACCGCGAGCCGTCGCGGTCAAGCCAGTGGAACCTCCGCGCATCATGCGCAGCATGGCGTCACCGATGGCGTCGTCGGCACGCGAACCGGCAGCGCCACCCAGTCCGAGGGCGCGACCGGCGAACCGGCTCGCTGCGGGCGCGAGCGCACCTGAGATGCCGCCGATGGCGAAGCCACCACGCGCAGCCGATACGCGGCCACGACGTACAAGCTCATCGACTGCGGTGGGGTGGTCGTTACCCGCACGACGCAAGGTCATGTATTCCGGGTTGGACGTAAAATCTTCGGGGGCCATCCGGGCGAACTGCTGCATCAGACGGGCTTGCGCCTCATCCCCCTGCGACTCCGCAGCCATGCCACCAGCGACCGCCGCACCGGCGGCAATGCCGCCGCCCGGGCCAGCCACCGCCGTACCGGCAGCGCCCGCGGCGAGGACCGGCAAGCCGGACTCAATCGCTTGGATACCCGCTTGGCCGAGGCCGACCAGTGACTCGGTCGGGCGCATCGTGCGGCCCACCTGCTCGTACAGCGTCGTGTTGTCGCGACGCCATGCGTCTGCGCCACCCTCGTAGGGGTTAGCGACGTCTGCGCCGAACACTGATGCGATACCGCGCGGGATGCCAGCGATACCCTCCAGCATGCCGCGACCGATCGACCCGAGGCTATTGTCCACCTCGGCGTTGTTGTACAAGTCCTGCCAGCGCGCCTTTAGCTCATCGAGGGAGCGACCTTCGAGGCCCGTCGCCAGCGGCATCGCCGGGAGGTCTTCGAGTTCGGCGAACATCTTGATGACGGCGGGGTCATCCGCGTCGAACTCCTCGGCACCCACCACGTACTTGCCCGTGCGCGGGTTATATCCGACCTGCGCCATCTGCGGAGCGCGAGCCGCCCGCGGCGCAGCGAGCCCTGCTACGGCGCGGTAACGGTCTTCGATAGCGCCGACGACGCGCGCCTGCCCCGCCTGCGAGACAGCGTTGTACGCCTCCCAATCACCTTCCGGCTGGGGCGCAGCAGGGCGACCGAATCCAAGTGGACGCATTGCCATTACGGGGCTCCGTTAGGGTTGCGAGGCGGCAGGCCGGCAGCCGCACCCGCACTGCGCATCGCGGTCAACGAACTCTCTAGGCGTGCGCGTTGCTCCGCGGCGCGCGCAGCTAGTTGCGCGGCTTGGATCTCGCTCTTGACTAGCTGCAAATCTTCCCGGGCTTGTACCAACGCCTCGCGGTCTTCGCGCGACAAGCCTTCCCCCGGCAGAGCCGACGGAACCACCGCGACGCCGCCGAGCCCCGCAGCGGGCGTACGGCGGTCCGGCGCTGCCTGCGCTTCGCTCAACCGCACGAACTTCTCCAACTGCGCCTGCCGCTGCTGGAGCGCGGCGAGCCGCTGTGCTTCCGGCGCGGCGGCAACCTGTGGAGTCCCTGTAGGCGCCGGTGCCGCCCCGGGGCGCTGAGCCCCCGCAGCGGGCTGCGGAGCACTAGCCGTAGCCTGCGGCCCCAAAAGACTCGCTGCCTGACGCCCAGTAAGGCCGTCGAACAACGCCGACTGCCGCTGCTGCCAGTCGCCCAGCACGCCGCCAAGCGTCCCGGTGGGGTTGCGCTCGGGGTCAGCCAGATAGGGGTTTGAACGTAGCTCCCGCGGCGTAAACGCTTCGGCCACGGACATCTGCGGATTTGCCTGCATGTCGCCGAACAACTCGACCGCACGCTCGCCGCCGAAGTGATGCCCCATGTACAGCGTGACGGGGTTAACCGGCACATCGTTGCGGCGGAGCACCTCGATGTTGTCTTGCGCATACGCGCGGATCATGTTGCCCATGAACTCCGGGTTTTGCCGCAACTGCAGGATCTGGGCGTCGTCCATCTCCGCCACGGCTTCGGGGAAATACTTACGGGCGATGCCCAGCATCGTCGAGTCGATAAACTGCCCCCGCCCTTCGGCGGTGCTCGCCCCGTTCTTTCCAGTCCCTTCAAGTTGGTCAACCGTCGAAGCAAACTGCTCGATGGCGTCTGTGTCGTCCATCTGAGCCGTTGTGGCGTCGAGCAGCATGCCCGCCGCGGCCGGGGCCACACCGGGGCGACCCAGTTGCGAGTGGCCGAACTGCATGAGTTGCGCGATGCGCATGTTGCGGTCTTCGGCGTTGATGCGGTACTGCCCTTGGTCGAACGCCATGCGCTCCGCCAACGTGAACGCCTGCACCGCACCGGCAACGCGAGGGTCGGTCTCGACTGGGTTTCCAGACTCTGCGTCGAGGAACTGCCACCCCCTCTGCCCTTCGCGACCGTCTGCGCCCGCGACCGGGGGCTTCGCCATCACCATTTGCCCGCCGATGCTCAGCAGTAGCGTGCCGTCTTCCGCCGTCTCGATCGTCTGAATACCCGCGCTTTGCGCGCCCTGAATCGCAGCCGACAAGCGCCCTGCCGCGGCGGGGTTGGCCCCACTCTCGGTCAAGATGTCGATGACACCGTCTTCGATGCGCTTAGTCAGATCCGCTGCGCGAGCGTCGCTGGCGTCGTCTTGCTTGGTGAGTTCGGAGAGCAGGTTTTTAAGCGAGTTACTGCCGTCGGCGATGCTACCCAACTGCTGGAAGAACTCGCGCTCCCCCATGATCAACGCCTGACCTTCGCCGCCTTTCGGTACCATGGCGATCGCCGGGACCTCGCCTTCGCCGTTCGCGCCATCCAGTTGGAAATCGAACGGCAAGCCAAGCTCGTCGATGACGCTGTTGACCGCTGCCAGCGCGCCGCCCTGATCACCTGATTGATACCGCTGAGTGGCGTCGCTAAACACGCGCCCCGCCCAGTCGTCCATCTGCGTGCGCGACGCGGCACCGGCGGCTTGCGCCCCCGCGGTGTCGCCCAGCCGCAGTAAGTTTTTTTCCTGCTGCGCCGCTACCGGGGCGTAGTTGTTCTGCCCGCCGACATTTGTGACCTGTCCTGCCTCGTCCAGCGAGTCGAGCCCCTTGCGCACCTGCATGCCGCCATCGACGTCACCTGTGCGGCCCACGCGGTTCCGCATCACCTGCCACGCGTCGACCATGCGCCCATCCGCCGCGGCGCCAGCGATATGGCGGTCATCTCGGCGATTCAGGTCGTCATGCGCGCGAGTGCGCAGCCCCTCGGCGACTTGGCTGGTGTCGCGATACCGCGCCATGCCGCGGGCCTGCGCGTCACGGAGCGACTGCTCGTACTGGTCGGCGTTGATCTTGCCCGCACGGAAGTCTGACTCTGCCTGCTCGACACGGCGGCGGAGGCCACGGGCCGCCATGCGGTCACCGAGAGCGTCGCCTTGTTCGTGGCCACGCGCGAACGCGCCAAATAGATCAGTCATGTCAGGAACCCTCGCGGTGATACTTCGCAACCAGCTTGTCTAATTTCTCGGTACCGACCGCGCGATGTACGTCAGCCGGGATCACGTATTCACCCTCGGACAACATCGCCGGGATCATGTCGCGCACCTGCCGCACCGGAAGCGCGCCGCGGACACGACCGCCGCCGGCCATCGCAACGGGACGGAGAATCTGCTGCACCTCGGTGTTGTACTCCTGCGGTTCACCGAAGCGGGAGCGACCGGCCTCGAAGCGATCCATACCTGCAGAGAAGCGCTCGCCCAGCGACGGCTTAGCCTTCGCCTTCGGCGCCAACCCACGCCCGGGGTCACGCAGGTAACCACGATCCACTTCGAGCGTGTCGCGCTGCAGGCCCATGCCCATCTCGTCGAGCGACGGCACGCCACCGCTGGCCAAGTGCGCCCGCGACGGTACCGCGCCACCACCGGCGAACATGCCCATGACGCCGCCCGCCATCGACATCATTCCCGAGATCTGCTGTTGCTGCGCGTTGTGGCGCGTCATCTGGTTGGAGAAGTTCTGCGTCATGGTGGAGCCAGCGTTGTTGAACATGTTGCCCGCTTGGCCCATGTTGCCGCTGCCCATCTGCGCCCACTGCATCGGCGAGCCAGTGAGTGCGCCCATCTGGCCCAGCGCGCCGCTGCGCAAATTCGCCGCACCGGATGCCATGCCCGCGGCCTGCCCGTAGCCTCCCATCGCCGAGCCCGCGCCCTGCGCTGCGGCGTTGGACGCGTTTGCGCCTGCCCCGGATGCCACACCGATTGACTGCGTCGCCTGCGCGGGCAAGCCCATACCGAGATTGATCGCGTCGGCGCGGAGAGCGCGGCCTTTGTCTTCCACGCCACGGCGTGCGTTGTTGCCCTGTAGTGCGCCCGCGGCTGCGGTCTGCGCACCGATCATGCTGGAGATCGACGCGGACCGGAACTGCGACGGATCGAGGCCCATGGACGACAGGCGTGCGTCGGCGTTGGTGCGCTGCGCTTCTGCCTGCCGCTGGACATCCACCATGGCGCGACCGGCTTCCATCTCACGACGGGCTTCGGTGTCGAACGCCTCTGCGTCGCTGATGAAACGATCTTGTAGCGGGATAAACGTGCGTTCGTAGCGGGCGCGGTCACGGCCCGCGAAGTCGCGAGCTTGATCCATCAAACCGATCTGCGACTCTGCGACACGCCCAGAAATCGCGTTCGCCGCCTCGCCCGCTGCGATTGAGCGCCCCTGCAGGCCCAGCATCGCGCTAGCCTGTTCTCGGGCGAACTCTAACTCCGTAGCAGACTGATCCCGGAAGAACGCGAACTGCTCTCGCGACAGGCCCAGCTGCTCGCGTGCAAGCTCAGTAGACTGTCGGCCTAGCTCAAGCTGTGCATCAGAGATCGGCTTGAGATCCGGTGGCTTGGGAGGGCTTCGCATGGGTGTACCTACTGTGCACGATGTCGTAGTGGATGAACCCTTCCGGGTCTAGCCCGACAGGGGTCCCCCCCAGCCGCAAAGTAAGCCTAACAGATGCCAGATTCATGGGGTGGATCACCGCCGTAAGCGTACCGCGATCCATCAGCAACCGCTGGAACTTTCGGTATGCGGTGACGCTGGCCCGAACATCCCCCGGAGGAAGGTACAGGTTGACGTACTTCACCCCCCACGAACGGGTGGTAAGTGCCAGCACGCCCTCGCCCACCGCCCAGAATTCGGTCTCGGGGTCGTCGGCCAACGCCATGACGTCCGCCGGGGGGTCGAACCCGAGCCGCACCGCTGACGCCGCCAGCTGCTCGCAAAGACGGCGTCCGGGGGCCACGTAGCTCATCAGGCCGCCGTGACCGCGTTGTCGCACATGAGGCCGCTGTCTTGGTCTCGCACCTTGCTCACGACGGTGAGCGGAGCGGACGAACAGATGATGAGGCGCAGCTTGTTGCCTGCGGCAGGATCGGCACCAACCTGCTTGTATACCTCGTCGGCTTCGATGATGTGCTGATGGCCCGCAGGCAGGTTGTCGTGGAGTACGCCGTGAAAGACGTGGCCGTCAACGTCAACGGCAAGGGCCATCACGGTGTTGTCGTTCTCGTGGTTGTTCAGCACCAGAACGGTCTGCTGGCGCGGGTTCGTGGGCGGGTTGAAGAACGGAACCACTGCCGTGGTCACGCCTCCGATGTAGCCCAGTGTGATCGACCGGACAAGCTGCTGGTCTGCAAACACATCCATGATGATCGGCGTACCGACGCGCTCGTGGCCGGTGATCTTGGTCAGGTTGACCTTGAAGTCGGTGGCGTTGAAATGGTCGGTTACGGCAATGAAGATCGACTTGTCCGTGCGGTTCGTCTGACGCCCGCCGCTGACGATGAGGTCTTCGTGCCACTCACCTTCGCGCAAGCGAAGTTCGATCAGGCTCGCGCCCAGCGGCTTGCCGGGAGTGCCCATAAACAGAGTGCCGGTGTGACGCAGTAGCCAGTCATCAGGGCGCGTGCGCGACCAAGTGGCGTACTGAAAAGGCGCGGAAGTTTGGTCGTTTGCAAAGATCAGGTTCATACGGTGTCTCCGGTCATGACTTGGACTCCAGCGCTTCAATACGTGCTAACGCAGCCTCTAGGTGCTTCGCCAGCGAAAGCGCAATGGTAATCGCCGCGTTACCGTACGCCACCGACAACATGTCGGTTTCTGTGTCCCGCTTCACCGCGGCGGGTAGCAGTTGCTGTAGCTCTTGGGCGAGTACGCCCACCCCGCGCGCACCGTCTGCGATCATGGTGTATTCGACAGCGCGCACCGATAGGATACCCTCAAGCGGCAAGGTTACCTCCGCTACGTCGGCTTTAAGTCGTGAGTCAGAGTTCTGCGTCAGGGTACCAGCGATAACGGTGTTACCCGACGCGTCGATCGTCATGCGGTCGCCAGTGCTGTTCTCGAACACGCGGAACAACCCGCTCGACGAGTACACGTACCACGGTTGCCCACCAGTGCGCGACGCGACTTCTAACGCACCGCCAGCACCGGAACATCCGATAAGTGTTGCGGTAGCAGTCGCGAACACCGCCGTACCAGAGAACGTCGGGCTAGCACTCAACACGTTGTTACCAGAACCAGTACTGGTCGTTACGCCNGTGCCGCCGCGAGCGACCGCAAGCGTGCCACTAACGATGTCCCCAGTAGTGAGGTTGCGCCACTCTCGGGCTCCCAGCGCGCCAACCGTGAGCACCGTACCGATAGATGGACTTCCGAGGCTCGCGAGAAGTGAGCCCGAGAACACTCCAGTCGTGACCTTACTGGCGTCGAGCGCGGGAATATCCGCGGCAACAAGTGCGCGGAACGTAGGTGCCCCTGCACTGCCGTTGGGCGCGGCGAGCACAAAGTTTGCAGTCTGACTGTTCCAGCTAAAACCAAGCGTACCGGAGCCCGTCACCGGCGAGCCCGACACGGTGAACTGCGACGGTACCGACAGTCCGACGCTAGTGACCGAGCCGTTTCCGTTGCCAGTCCCCGCGCCGATCGCTGTACGGAACGCAGCAGCGTCACTGATAGTCACCGCCAGCGTGCCGGAACCGGTCACTGGACTCCCGCTGACCGTCATACCGGACGGCACGGTCATCCCCACGCTGGTTACGGTACCCGCGCCGCCGGGGACGTTGTCGAGGCGAATCCACGCCGATCCATTGGAGAACCACAGTTGGTTCCCCTGCTCAAAAATCTGCCCAACAAACGTAGCGACGTTGGGTAGCACCGACACCACGGGGGCGCGGAAGCCAGAGAGAAAGTTCATGTCTGCTCCAAGTATCCGCAGAAAAAATCTGCGTATCGGGTTCATGGCTTACGCGATCACAATGACGCGGAAAGCGTTGGATGCAGGCGCGACAGCGAACCGCACGCGCACCACGTTGACGCTGATGATCTCCACGTCGCAGAGCACTTCGTCGAACGCGCCCGACGTACGACGGACTAACACCACAACATCTTGGGTGTTGAAGTTGTGCGTGAAGTCGAACTGCGTCTGCGAGCCGTCGCCGAAGGTCAACCCGCCCTTCTGCTTCCGCCCCGAGTACGTCGCCAACTTCAGCGGAGTGACGAAGCGGAGATCGTCAGTGCCCGTGTCGGTCTCCGCCTGCGTGGCGATTTCCGCGATACCCGCTGTGGTCTCAGTCGCTGCGGGGGTCGCGGTACCGAACGCCGACCACAGGACGTTGTTCGTCCCGATTACGCCGTTGATCGCAGTCTGACGGAACGACGCGCCCGCGCTGGTGCCTTCCTCGATGGTGACGACCGCTTGCTCAAGCTCTGCGAACGTGTCGGCGTCAGCGGCGCGCGTCATCGGGGTGGCTGCGCCATTCCAGATGTAAATGCCATTTTCCGTCTGGGTGGACTGCGCCCGCACCAGCACGCGGTCGTTTGCCGACATCGTGATGGCGTCAAGTGACGCGCCGGGAGATGCAATGCTGGTGTTGCTCTGCGTGGCGACACGGCAAGAATCTTTCCATGCCAAGCCCTCAACGGCGCTGTCCACGTACGCCTTCGTGGCGGCGTGTTGCGCCAGCGTGGGGTTTGGCAGGTTGAGGATTCGGCTGGTGCTGTTGAGGTCGAGGTCTGAACCAACGGTGCGAGCCATGAGTGTGTCCTTAGTTGAGTCGGGCCGTGCCCGCAAGTGCCGCGGTCAGGGAGACCACAGTCTGGTTAACGGAAGTGTGCGTTACTTCCGCTTCGATTTCAGCACCGCCAACGGTGCGGATGGACACCGTGGGGTTAAACCCAAGGTTGTGGTTGATCGTCCAGCTAGTGCTTGGGCTAGCCTGCGTGTGCGTGTACGAGCTAGCCGCCCCCGCCGTCGCGGAGATAACGGTCTGCGCGCCAGAGTTGTCGATGGTGACGTTGGCCCCGGGGACCACCGGCTTGGTGCCCACCACGCGACCGAACGTGTCGATCTGCAGGGCGAGCAGGGCACCCGCGAGGCTGGGCGTGACCGTAGCGAGATCCAGCACGAACGCTTGGCCACCCTGCTGGACGACGATGCGCCCCGGCTGGCCAGTGATCTCGACGTCGCCGCCAGTACCCGTCCCGCCATCGCCAGAAGTATCTTCTTCGAGCAGCAAGTCGCCACGGGGGTCCACGCGAGCGATGCGCGCACGCAGTAGCTCGCCCAGTCGGACGGCCCGCTGCTCTGGACTGCCGACCGCACCTTGTAGCTCGTCCACGGACTCAAGCAGTCGCGCAACCACCTCGCGGAGATTGTCGTTGTTGAGCCGGGGGATGCCGACCTTACGGACCTTCACGGCGTTTGCTCGAGCCCAATAGCGGTGGTCGCGATGGTAGCCGAGTAGATCGGCACCTTGCCGGTCAGTTCGATCTCCCACAGCGGGCCCTTGACGTCGGACGGCAGGCGGTACGGCTGCTCGTTGCTAACGATCCCTTCCCAGAACAGCACGCGGTCGCACCAGATGCGGACGGTGACCGCNGTGTCGATCANGGCGCCTTGNCCCGGGATACCCGGGCCNTTGATCGGGAAGCCCACCGGCGAGCGGCNGCCNGCNACGTTGGACACTCCGACTCGNCCGTTCATGGGGAAGTCGTTGAANCGNTGCCCGAGCAGGTCCACCGGCGGCGGGGTCATCTCGCCCCACCCGGGAACCACGGGCTGGAAATCGCCGCGTAGCTGGAGCACGGCGAAGTTGCACGGCTTCGGGATCAGGAACGGNTTGGATTTCCACTGGTAGACCAGTCGNTCGCCGCGGTCGTCNTCCCACTCCAGCACNCGNTCACCNATCGTGACCAGCGTCTGGCCCGTGGTGCGGTCGAGATCCACCGACGACACNCCACTGAGTTCGATGTCGGTAAAGCCTGTGCTCGGGTCATCGAAGCCGATGCTGAACCCGAAGCGCGAGTTGTAAAACGCAAGGTACCGGTTCTGGTACGCCGACGCCCGGATGCCGCGCGGGGAGAACCGCACCAGCCACTCATCCTTGGTCACGTAAGGCAGCGAGATGATGTCGTACCCGGAGGCACTGATCGACACCAGCCCGTCGAAGCTGGGGTACAGCACCGCCCCGGATGTCGCCACGAGGCCCTTGGCCGAGACGCATGGGAGGACCTTGTCGAACTTAGTCAGGGTCATGACCTCTGCGGTCGAGCCCGTAGCCGCGTACGGCTCGCCCTTGGTGGTGACCACCACGGTGTTGCCGAACGTGCCCAGTGCGACGATGTCGTCCTCGGTGGCGAGCTTGTACGACTCCGGCCACGCGTGGGGGCGGTAGGCCGGGGTGAACCACAACTCGCGCCCGCGGAAGCCCGCGAGGAAGCCGCCAGCGACCGAGATGATGCCCGTCAGGTCGTCCGGGGGTGGCGTCCACTCGAACGCCTCGTACACCGGCGCAGACGCACCGTCCGCGTCGGGGAGCGCGTCCACGTAGCTGGCCGGGACCTCGTCCACCTCCCACTCCTTGACGAGGCGGTAATCCACGCCGGTGTCGGAGGTGATGGTCCGGTACAGCCGGAGCTTGGTGACGTTGGCCCACTTCACCGTGTCGTACGTCAGGGTGTCGAGCGCGTCGATGGTCCACGTGCCGTCAATCTTGCCAGAGGCAACGAACGTCGCCGACACCGGCCCCTCCTCGCCGTACGACGTGACCAACGAGCAGATGTACACGCGGGTGACGGTGATCGTACTGACGCCCCCGGTGGGCGTGACTGCCACGCCGGTGAACTCTGGGGTCGGCACGCCGAGATTGAACGCGGGGTCACCACCCTCGATGCGCGCCATGGTGTTGATCTTGACGCCGTCAGAACCTGCCCAGTAAAGCCGCCCCAGCGTCTCGTTGAGCAGCGGGGCCTTGACGACCCACGTGTCCTCTGGGAACGACAGCACGCGCAGCGCGCCGTTGTAGTCATACCGGTAGACGGTGCGGGGGTTCTGGATCTGGCTAGTCGCCACCGTGCGGCCGCGGTTCCACGCGCGAAGCTCCCCGGAGTAGAGCTTCGTGTTCTTGGAGACCTGCGCGTTGGTGTCCGGCAAGTTCTTAGCGCCGAGCCGGGGCACCACGCCGCCGAAGTTGGTGATGCGAAGCTGCGCCATGAGGTTCTCGCTTACGGAATGATGCCAGTGGGGTATCGAGCGCCCCGCATCGCGATAGTATGTACCGCGGACGCAATGACCGCGCCGCCGATGGGGCGGATCTCCACCCTGACGGTGGACTCCGATTCGTACTCACCGATGCCGGTGAAGTTCATTTCCAGCATATACCCAGTGTAGAACGCGAGGTTCTGCCATGTCCCGAACACCGTGCCCGGGGCGATAGAGTGCTGCGGGTCTTTCACCAGTAGAGTGAACCGCGCCTCGTACGCGCTCGCGTTCTGGTTGGGGCCCCATTCGTTGGGGACGAACCGCAGTTCGTTCTCCGAGAACGGGCCACCATACCCAGCCAACCGGCCATCCGAAAACAGAGTGATCGAGTTGAAGTTGTACAACGGCGACGGGTCGAGGCCAAGCGCGTAGGTACTGAACGTCTGGTCAGACAGGCTAACCGCGCTAGTGATCACCGTGATCCGAAGGTCGAAACTAATCACCGCCGTGGCCTGCACCGTCTGGGTGGCCACGTCACGGATCTCAAGCGTGCCGCTGGTCAGCTGCGACACGGGCTGCCCGTTCGCCGCCGTCGTGGTGAGGTCGTCCGCCCACGACAGAGCGTTGATCGCGGTCCATGCCCCAGTCGCCGTCCCGGTGAACGTCGCCCCGGACAACGGGGTGAACCGTGCCTCGTAGTCGGCCCCGGCCACGTTGATGCCCCACTCCGACGCCGAGGTGACGCCCTCGCTCGTGGACAGACGGCCACTGGCCGCCAGAGTGAAGCTGGCGCTGATCGTGCGCGACGCACCTTGCGTGGTCTCGCCGGTGGCGAAGATCGTGCGCGGCTGTAGGGAGATCACGGGGGTCACGCCCACCGGTGCGTCCGCCACTTGAATGGAGTCCGCTATCGTGGCGACACGCCCTTCCGAGTCAACGACCTGCAGGGTGAACGAGAACGTCTGGGTCGGCATATCAGACCTCGGCCAAGTCGCCTGACGCCACCCACTCTGTCGGGGTCACCGCGGTGAACGTCATCACCGAGTAGCGCGCACGCGGCTTAGCCTGCAGGCCCGCCGGGATGCGCAGCGTGATGCCGGGACCCGCAGTCACCGTGGGCTGCCCCACGCCGTACCACATGACATGGAAGAAGTTACCCTGCCGCCAGCTAGTGTTGCCGACGCCGGTGGTGAGTCGCCACGCGCCGGCGCCTGCGCCGCTGTACGCCATCAGAAAGCTGGCGACGCCTGTATTGCCCGAGAACAAGTCAAGCGTAGCCGCGGGCTCCACCTTCACGGGCATGCTGTGCTGCAGGCGGAACGCGATGACGCGACCGTTACCGTCGGTTCCACGCGGGTACAAATAAAGCAGCTGATTGGGGTCTGGATGGTCGATCAAGAGCGCGCCACCACCGATCACATCTTGCGTCCAGCCTTCGAGCGCCGTGTCGGTCTCCAGCCAGCGGACAGGACCAAACACGTTGCCGCCTGCACGCTGGAGGTACGCGTCCTCGTCGAAGTCAACATCCTGCAACTCGCGCAACATTTGCGCCGTGAGCCGCATCTCGATAATCGTCCCCGAGGACCACGCCAGCGGCAAAGTTCCATCGACGCCACGCGACACCACGAGCGTGTCGCCCGTGCGCTCCGTAACGCGGCAGATCTCGAGCGCGCCGGTCGCGGGGTTGATCAGGGTGACGTAGAACCACTGGTCAAGACTGATCGTCGGGAAGCTGATGCCATGCCCGGGGGTCAGCTGCAGCACGGTGTCGATGGTGCCTACGGCGATCGACAAGGTGCCCACTACGTTGTTGGCATATAGGCAGGGCATGGATTACCTCCCGAAGCGCGGGCCACGCGCGGTGCTGATGTTGGGTTGATTGGCGTCGCGGAGTTTTCCACGGATGCCCTGTACAGCGTTGGCGTACCTACGCGCGTACTGGGAAGCGCCTTCGGGGTCGTACCATGGCTTGTTACCGAGCACTTTGAGGCTGGCGATCACACCGTCAGCGATGATCTCGCGGTAATCCACGAACAAGAATTCGGGCATCACCGGATTATCGTTGGTCATCGTGAGCGCGCAGACGACATCCACCTCGACGGTGTGCACCGCGTTCGGAGTCGGGTACAAGTGCACCACGCGCGCCGACGGCGAGTACCAGCGCGTGGGCGTTCCGGCGGGCGGCCGAGCACCGTAAGGCGCCCTCGCGTCTTCGGGGAGCGCGCCGATGGGGCGGCCGTCGCAGGTGACCGAGATGATCGAGTACGGGTCGCAAATTTCGGGGTCGGCCGCGACGGGGGCGGGCAGTATTTCTACGAGCAGGTTGAACGCCACCGTGGACGGAGTTTCATTCGCGCTACCTTGATTGAACTGCACCGCGTCAACCGCCACGGGATCGGCCGTAACGCCGTTGGTGATCACGATAGGCGTCGGCGTGTACTGGCGAATTAAGTTGTCGAGGTCCGGTCCCGTCGTGTTCGCGTACGACACGGGAGTGCCACCGGGGAACGCCGAGAACGTGGACTGCGTCGTTACGGTGTAGTAGACACCGCTGATGTAAGACAGTTCTCTCCACTCGGAACTGTCACCAAAAAAATACAGTGGTAGCGGTGTGAGTCGCACTCGCGCACCGACACCTATGGTGCCGATGTTGAGTGTCGCCGACATCGAGTTGGTGGAGTCGGTGTACTCCCCCGATGACGTAAGTGACCAGATGCTTGTAGTGGGGTTGTACGACACGGTCTCGTCGCCGTTACCCGACACGTTGCCGAGTGACACGGCCGCCCCGGCGGGCTGCCACGTGTCGCCCGGAGGCCCACCGCCACCTCCACCGATCACACCTTCGGTCGCGTCGTATGGCGAGAGCAAGTAGTCGTTGACACCTGCTTCGGTCGTGATCGTTACGCGCTTGCGCCATAACGTTGTACGACGGCAGAACTCACGCGTGACCCGACGGATGTGGTAATCGACCAGTGGTGTTTCCACCGCCGGTACATACGGCAGGATCAGGTCGTAGAGTTCGTTGAAATCGCGGTTCGCCACGTCACACTCCCTGCAGTAGGGTCTGGGTCAACTGTGATTTCATGGTCATCGCGCGACCGTCCACTGCGAACTCATCGTCGCGGAGTTCGGCACGGCCAGCGATGTAATGCGCGAGCCCTTCAAAGATCGAATCCGGGGTGGGCAGCGCGTTGTTGATCGTACCCTCCGTGACCTGTGGCAGCGGCGCGGTGTATTGCCCGATAAAAAGATCCGGCCGCACGCGCCGAACGGCGGCAATGCCCTCATTGAGGAACCCGATAAGCTGCGGACGCAGGTAGCGAGTACCGTTGTCCTGCAGGATCTCGTATGCGCGATCAAGCGCGCGCTGGCCGGTGTAAGCCATGGCTTACGCCTCGATCTCGCCAGCCGGCGGAGGCGGAACCAGACCCGAAGGCGGCGCCGGAGGAGCAGGCACGGTTTCAACCGTAGTCGGGGTCAAGTCGATCACGTCGTTACGACGCGCCAACAGGGCCTCGCGGCGATTCTGTTCGCTGTACTCGGTCTCAGACACCGGCTGCCACTCGGTCGGGTGCTCGTCCTGATAGTAGATCGAACGACCGTCGGGGCCTTCGCCGATGGACTGCATCGCGGGGTAAATAACGCCGTTCGAGAGCGAACGGTAGAACTGGTGTTTGGAGCCGGACATGGGGAAACCTCCAAGAAGAAACCCCCGGCAAGGACGCTCGGGGGTTTCAGGTTACACCAAGTACCGCTGGTTGCGTTACGCCTTGACGATGATCGCTTCGGCGAGGGCTTCCGGGTACACCACCTGACGGCCGTAGACCAGCAGGCCGCGCATCAGATCACCGAAGGTGGACTCCGCACGGAGCTTCTCGGTCTTCGTCAGCTGGGTAGCGAACGTCATGGCCTTCGGGTGGATCGCGTAGATCGCCTTGTTGGCCGCGTTGCCCGGGGACGGCAGCAAGTTCGAGGTGTAGATCTCGAAGCGGTCGATCGTACCGATGCGGCCGTTACGGACGATCGAGGTCGAGTCGCCCGCGAGCGATGCGTCCTTGAGTTCCGACTTCTTGATCAAGCCAGCGAACCATGCCGGGACGACCAGCTTGCGGCCGGACTCCGGGATGTTCTGCTCGTCGAGCACGGTGCCGAGGTCAACGATGAGGTTGATCGGGTTGACCTGACCTGCGCCGTTACCGACCTGCAGGGGGGCAGCCGAGGTACCGAGGCTGATGTTGGTCGAGATGCGACCGGCGGTCAGGCCGCGGTTAGCCGCGATGGCCTTACCGAGCAAGAACGCGAGACCGTTGGTATCGACCGTGATCTTGAGGCGCTCAGAGGCATCTTCCGCCCATGGGCCCATCATGCTCATGAACTGCTGAACGTCCTGCACGTCATCCAGCTGGAAAGCCCAGTAGTGACCTTGGTCGATCAGCAACTCGGTCGTTTCCGTGGTCGGACGCTGATAGGTCAGCGTGTCGCCCATGCGGTAGTTCGAGATCGAGATTGCGGGGACACGGTTCATGATGACCTTGTCACCCATGTTGCGGATCTCACCTTCGTACTCGGTGTTCGAGATCTGCGGCAGGATGGAAGCGTCGTAGAAACGCTCCAGCAGCTTTTTCGACCAGAGGGTCGGGATCAGCGTGCCGGACGTGTCAACCATTGCCGGCGTAGCGCCGGGGTTAAGCGGGAAAACAGCCATGATGGGCTCCTAGTGGGGTTATTGCTGCACGCGACCCTCGATCGCTGCAGCCATGATGTCGGCTTCTAGCTCCCGGAAAGTGGGAGCGTCGATCTTCCCCTTAGCAAAATCGTCGTACACCTTGGCCGCTTCCGCCTGTTTCCAGATCTTCCCCTTCGGCCGAGCGGCAGATGGGACGGGCTGGGGCGACGCGGAACTTGACGGCGCAACGAGAGTTTTGGGGTCGATTCGGCCAGCATCGCTTTTGGCCCCACCAGAGGCCGTGTCCGATTTGCCGGTTTCACGCTTAAACGCTGAGAAAATCGCGATGACTCGCCCTGCGTCCAAGTTACGGTGCGCGTCCTGCAAGAGGTCATCGCGCCGCATGCCCGTCATCGGATCAGTTTCAGCAAGCCATGTCAACCACTCGGAGGTGGCATTAATCTTTTCCCAGTCAGCATGGCGCTCGCTAACCGTGGCGTAGAATTTGTCCTGAGCCGTGGCCGCGGCGGTTTTAACCGCTGACGTCGCCGTAGCGGTGGTTTCGTTGAGGCCCTTTTCCAGACGGTCAAGGCGCGCAACGATGGTCTGGAGCGGCAGGCTTAACGTGTCGTGGGCCGCGCGGCGGATCACGCCGATCAACTCCTCGCCGTACTCCTCACGATCTTTGGCCGTGAGCTTGCCGACGGCGGTGGTCACTGGAGCCGCGGCAGGTGCCGGGGCGGAACTCACGCGGCGCGCAAGCTCATCCATCTGCTGGCGGAGGACGCCGACTTCCGCGCCTTGGCGCGCAAACATCCCCTGCAGCGTGTTGTGTTTGTGCTCAAGCTCTTTGTAGTCGCGCTCCAGCGCCGACGGCGTCGGGGCAGCGACTGGCTCGACCTCTACCACGGTGCTCTCGTTAGCCACCACTGGGGCGTCTTGCACGGGCGGGGCGGGGAGATCCGCGCTGTTCTGGGCCAACTTCAACAGGGTAGCTTCGGCAAGACTGGCTTCTTCACGGATGCGTTCGGCGCGGCTCATTTTGTAAGTTCCTTTAGATCATTGAGGATAGATTCAGCCTCCTGCGCACGGCCTTGCGACACGTGCATCTGGGTGGGCTGGGTGGTGTACACGGTGGCGTGTGAGTGGTCTTTGGCCCGAGCATCGAGCCATTCCAACAACGCCTCGAACTCAGGAAGATTCCTGAGCCGTTGAAGCTGTGTACGCCGTTTCGCTTCAACTTCTTTGGTGCGCTTCATTTGCGCTTCGCCTTCGTGGCTTTCTTCACCGGCTTACGCACTTTCCCGCCGCCAGCCATGGCGACAGGAGTGGGTTCGCTGCGAAACCCGGGCTGCGTCTCTACCGCTGGACGGATCGCCTGCTGGGGCATCGGAGCGCCCCGCTGTGCGGCCGTCTTGACGCGACTTGCGGCTTCCGCGCCGGACATCGGCATGGGGTTGGTAAGCGGAGGTGGCGACACGCCCATGGGGCGATTGCCGCTCGGCGCCATGGTCTTCGGCGCGGCCACGGGGTTGTTCAGGGCGATCTGCGTCGGGCGCTTTACCGCCGTCTTCATGGCGCTCATCGCGTTGCGTGCGCGGTTCATCGGGGGCTTCATCATGATCAGGACATTCCGGGGTTGTTGGCCGCGGGGCGGGCCATCCCTTGCGCGGGGTTGCCGTTAGAGGGTCCGCCGCCCGGGCCAGCCTGCGGCATGGCCATGGACGCCTGTTGCGCGGCTTCGATCGCCTTGGCGTCGTTCGGCAGGGTCTGCGCGGTCGGCAGGCCGAGGTCTCGAGCAATTTCCTTGAGGATCGTCTGACGACCCTGCAGGCCAGTGAGTTGCATATCCACCGGATTGGTCGTGATCTGCAGGAACTCCAGACGACGCATGCGCAGCGTTTCGCGCTGAACAAGCTCGACCGCACCGCGAGCGCGGACCGTCAGGTCGCCTTCGATCACGATGTCCGGGCGCGTCAGTGCGAGGTACACGTTCAGGTCTTGCACCGTGAGTTCGATGACGTTCTGGTCGATCGACGCCACGGTCTGTTTGATGGTGCGGTTCGACGCTTCCATGAGCATCGACAGGCCGGACGCAGTGCGCGCAGCACCGCCAGATCCAGTCGCGTTGCCCTGCATGTAGCGCGGGAGGCTCGACATCTCGTCGGCCATCTGCGCGAAGCGCTCGTACACGCCGAAAAGCTCTTGCGCGTTGCTGTTGGGTTGGAAGAACTCGACCGGTTTGACCGTCGATCCCACCATGCTGTCGGTGGTGCGAAACATCTTCCACGGCCAGAGGCGCGTCGCGTTCTGGTCGTTCTCCGCCAACTGGTCTTCGTTGATGAAGCCCATCGGACCAGAGGCGATAGCGAGGTTGTTGCACAGCGCGCGCAGCGCTGCGTTGGCCACGCTCTGGATGTCGTCGATCAGGTCGGGGATGCCATGGCCATACGGCGATCCCGGGATGCGCTCGAAGCTGTCCACGTAGAACGGCTTGCGGCCCGTGGGGTGCGGGTTCTTGCGTACGCCGACCACATGGTTACCGACCATGTACACGGTGCAGTTGAAGAAGCCACCGGGGTCCGGCACGTCTTCGGTCGTCATGCCCCAGTCGATCAGTAGCTGACCCTTGATCGTGTCGTGTAGCTCCAGCATCGGGAACGGACGCGAGCTTGAGCCGGACTGATCGCCCAGTGGGCGACTGTCGCGCTGCTCGTACTCAGCACGCTCCGATTCCACGTAGTCGAACCACTCAGACATGGCGTCCGGGTTGAGTTCAAGCACCTCGTCGATCTTCGCCGCGTTGTAGTTCGGCAGGTCGCGCAGGGCACGCAGCGCCACCGGGGCGATGGGGTAGCGATGGATGATGTAGCCGTCTTGCGGGTTCTGCGCCCATGGGGCGAAGAACACGTCGAACGGCGAGCACCGCTCCCACTGCATGGTGGGCTGCTCCACTGCCGTCGGCTTACCGCCCTCCCACCGCATGACGCTCTGCATGCGGACGATGGGGCCCTTGAGCACTGCGAACGGGAAGCAAGCAACGTCGCCGAGGAAGTCCCAGAGCGCGTTGTAGAACCCGCCTTCCCAGAGGATGTCGTCGATGGCGGCCTCGCGCGTGCGCAGGGCGTCCATGGCGAGTTTGTGCTGCGCTTCCATGATCTGGGCGCGCAAGTCGGTGCGCCGCTTCGCGATGACTTCTTCCGGCACCGGTGCACCGGACAACTGCGCTTCGGAGACTTCCGCCGCGATCAGCGTCTCGACGGCGGCCATGGCGTCGTCACCCGGGAGCGACGGCACGGGGGAGGGCTCTAGCGCGTACGGGCGGTCGGTCGAGGTGTAGATCTCGCGCAGTAGCGCGCCGGTACCGCGAACTTTGCTCGCCGTGATGCGGGCATACACTTCGGAGCCACCAAACTCTTTGATCGCCGCCAGCGTCTGGTTGTCGTATTCGCCGCGCATCGCGCGCATCGCGGTCAGCATGCGGTCGTCGATGCCGTTGGTCTGGCGTGACGTCTTCGCAGCGTCGAAGCACTTGCGCACGTATCCGGCCAGCCCGGGGAACGGGTCGGCTGGGGCAGGCGGCGGTAGCGCCATGGCCTGCGGTGCGTAGCCCGGGAGCACAGACTCCGCGGGTTGATTGGTGAGCGCCGCTCGCAAAAACGGCGTAACTTTTTGAGTAGGCAAAGACACGAGGGCGATCTCCAGCTATCGTGGCGTGGTACGCCGCAATTTCGAGTATGGGGTAATCCGCATGTACACGCCACTTCCGCTAGTCTCTTGTGACATCCCGGTGGATTTCCTCCGGCATAAAGCCCCGATACTTGCCCGCGACCTCGCGATGCAGTTAGGCAGCGGCGAAGACCTCGCCGCGCACTGGGGGTTGACGTCGGCCCAGTGGTCCGCGCTGACGTCCATGCCCGTGTTTACCGATATGGTCCGGCGGGCGACGGAAGAACTGGCCTCGCCTGATGGCCTCGCCGAGAAGATCCGCCGCAAGGCAGCGCTGGCGGTGGACAGCGGGATAGTCGATGTCGTCGGCATCATGGTGAACCCGCAAGCCAGCGCGTCGCTCCGGCTGGAGGCGTTCTCGGAACTCAAGGAACTAGCGGGGCTGACGAAGAACGCCACGCAGGCCGGCGCCGCTGGCGTCTCTGGCCCGATCATCCAGATCAACTTCGGCGACAACACGCCAACCAAGTCGATCACCGTGGGCACGACTGATGGATCTGACGCATGAAGGTCTACAACGCAGCACGCACCATTAGCCAATTCGCGGCGCTTGACTCGCGAATCCAGCTGCTGCTCGGCCCCATCGGTGGCGGCAAGACCACCGGCGTTTTGATGAAGACGCTCAAGCTCGCGCACGAGCAGACGCCTAACGCCAACGGTGAGCGCAAGACGCGCTGGGGTGTGGCACGTAACACACGACCACAGTTGCGCGACTCCGTACTCAAGACCGTGTTCGACTGGCTCCCGCCTGACGGCAAGCGGATCATCTGGCGCGAGAGCGACATGTCGTTGCTGCTGAACTTCCCGCTGCCCGACGGCACGGTGGTACGCAGCGAGTATTTGTTCCGCCCGCTCGATACCGCGGAGGACGCACAGCGCCTGCTGTCGGTGGAATACACCGGCATCTGGTTGTCGGAGTTCCGCGAGATCCCCCTCCAGCTGCTCACCGATGCGCTCTCGCGTACCGGTCGTTACCCGAGCAAGACGGACGGTGGAGCCACGTGGCACGGCGTGATGGGCGAGTCGAACATGCCCGTCCGGGGCTCGGAGTGGTTCAACTACCTCGAACTCGACCGCCCCAGCAACTGCATCGTGCTCAAGCAGCCCAGCGCACTGTCGCCTGCGGCGGAGAACACCGAGTTCCTGCCTGCGGACTATTACAGCGCGCTGCTCGACAGTGCGACGCCGCGATGGGTGCAGGCGCATATCACGTGCGAATACCCGGACTCGCTCGACGGCAAGGCCGTGTATGGCCAGAGTTTCGAGTCAAGTCGCCATGTTGCGCCGTCGACGCTGCGGCCGATGCCCAACACGCTCGTGTTGATGGGCGTGGATCAGGGGCGCAACCCAGCGGCAATCTTCTCTCAGGTCGACGCGAGCGGGCGCTTGCGCTTACTCGGCGAAATATTTGCGAGCGACTGCGGTATGGAGAAGTTCGCGCGGCAGTACATCCGCCCTTACGTTGTCTCGCGCTTCGCGGGCATGCCGATCCTCGCGGTCATCGACCCCGCCGGCCGAACCAAGAACGACGTCAACGACGTCACTCCGTACGACATCCTGCTGCAGGCAGGCTTCAAAGTCATCACGGCACCGACGAACGATGTCGAGCGCCGAATCGAGGCGGTGGAGCGTTTCCTGTTGACCCACGAAGGCTTCCTCGCCTGCCCTACCCATTGCCCGAAGACGATCGACGGCCTCGCGAACAGCTACCGTTTCAAGCTCAAGACGAACGGCGAGCCGGAGGACCGGCCGGAGAAGCGCCATCCGATCAGCGACCTACAGGACGCGCTGCAGTACGCCGCGCTCCAAGCAGGCGGTACGCACTACGGTCGCGTGGTCGACCGCGCAATGCGTCGCCATGGGCAGTCCTACTCGGAAGCGCGCACGGCTGCGCCACCCACTCGCGGCTGGACATGATCAAACGGTCGGCAACGTGCCGGTCAGCTGCGGCCGGCCGCCATCGGGGACGGTGGGCGACACCGTCACTCCTCCGGGTAGCTCACCACTGATGACGGTCACGGCGTATGGTCCTTTGCCCCCAGTCAGTGCGTACTGGTAGGCGTAAGCGTCCCCCTCAAACCCGTTGGGTGCATCACCGGACAACTGCAACGCCTTACGGCGCGCAGCGAGCGGCGGCGGGTAGAGGAGGAAGTGGCTCACTTCTTCGCCTTACACATGGCGCAAGATCCTGCGGCTTTACCGCATTTCGCGCACTTACCGGCTTTACCTTTTACGGCGCCACCGCCTGCCATGTTTCGGGGCTGCGGGGTCGTGGTCGGCTTCGGCTTGCCGTTGACGGCGTCGTCGACGATCTGGTCGTACTGCTTGTCGCGCTCGCGACCATTCACCGACAGTGGGCCAACGCGCGACGGGCCAGCAGCGGGCGCTGCGGGACGCGGGGTCGGACGCGGTGCGCGGGAGGCCACCTGCGCCCCACGCTGGTTCTTCGCCGCGGCGAGCGCGCGATCACCCACAGCGACGCGGGCGCGACCGTCGGAGACGGGTCGGCCGTTGAGCATGGCGGAGTCGCGGCCCATGGGCGCGTCGAAGCCGACGCGGACGTTGTTCTTTGGACGGGTGCCCTTGGGCATGGTCGTTACTCCGGGGTTGGAGCCGCCATGCTATCCCTGCGCGACGTGGCGCTCAAGCGGCAGGGTGAGTGACCCTTCGCGGCGGTGCCAGTGGTACCCGGGCCACGGCACGGTCACGCACGGGCGTAGCGCCTGCAGGGGTAACTCCGGGTGCTTGTCGCCCCGGAGGCTGATCTCGTTCAAATACGGCAGGGCTGCGTCCCGGCGGACGATGATGCCGTGGTGTGCGAACTTGTTGATCTTCGGCGCACTGCCGTCGGCGGGGTGTTCCCACTCCCACGTGTGGACCATGCGCGCCTCGGGCGTGATGGCTTCCTCGAGGATGCGGTACAGCCCCGGCTCGATGCGGTCGTCTGGATCTACCCAGCTAACCCACTGCGCTCGCGACTCGGCGATGGCCTTGGCCCGACAGAACCCGAGGCGGCCCTTACCACCGATGACGACGCGGACCCGCACCGGCTCGTGGCGCAGGACCAGCATGATCCCTTCGATCGGGGGGTCGTGCCCCGGGGTGTAGACGATGTGGACGTCAATCATCTGACGGGATCGTGTACAGCTTTAACTCGACTCCTCGACGTAGGGCCTGCTGGCACGCGCGGTGGTTCACGGCGCTGCAGCGGTCCAACTCCGCCTTCATCGGTACCGTGACCTGCACGGGGTACGTATCCCACACGCCGGGGTCGTCGGGGTTCTCGGGAGCCCACTCGGGCACGTCGGTGACGCACGCCTGCCAGCACGCGGGGTCAACGTCGAGCACCGCCGGGGGTAGCTCCGGCTTAGGGTTCCGACACGACGTGAACCCGAACAGCGGGAGGCACGCGACGATGATCAGCGCGATGCGGTTCACGGCTTGATGCCCCAACTGATGAGGCCCCGGATGCACGCCGCGTACAGGGGGTTCAGGACCCGCTTCAAGTCTGGCTCACGCACGCTCGCGATCATGGGTCACCTCGTCCGATACTGTTCCATGCCTCGACGCGGTCCGCGCCCGGGGCACATGTGGGGGTGGGGAGCTTAGCGATCAGGCCGCTGAGTCGGGCCAGCGTCGCTTTCTCGCGGTTGTGGATCTCGTTGATGCTGGCGAGCAGCGTGGCACGGTCGGCACCGGCGAGCGCGATCTGGGCGCCGAGCAGGTCGGTGCGCCCCTCGTATGCCGACGCGATGCCCTCGACTCGGGCGACCTGCGCAGCGTGCGCGCACTCCAGCTTACCCGTGAGCACTTTGTGGGCGAGCCACAAATTCGCACCGACGCTGGCGAACAGGGCGATGCCCAGCCCGACGATTAGCTTGAGGTCGATCATGGCGCGGGCACCTTAGAGAGTAGCGACCACAGCGCGGTGCCGATCAGGCCCAGCAGGCCCAGCACGCCGAGACCCGCACCCTTGAGCACGTAGTCGATCATGGGCATGCGCTTCTCGTACTCGGTCATCTTGTCGGTCAACTTCTCGATGGCCTTGAACGCACGCTCCATGGCGGCACGCGTCTCGCTGTGCTGCGTTTCGAGGATCACGAGTCGCTCCAGCGCGTCAGCGATGCGGGTATTCGTCTCCTGCACGCTCTGTATGGATGACTCCATGTTGTGCAACCGCTGGTCGATACTCATGTCGTTATCTCCCGCGCGACTCGCGCCTCGTCCCGCCGCCTGTTGCATAGTCCCGTCCCGTTTTGTTTGTCGTTGGCCCAGACTCGGCAGCTGGCTTCAAGTTGTCGCGCGACGCAGGCCGCATCGACCGGCTCTGAGGTCAAGCATACATCGCGGATCGCACGTCGCTCCAGCCTCCGATCCCCGGTCATCGCGGGCCCGCGGTTGTAAGTCTCCACCGTCAGGGCACACCGCACCCCAATGGGCGCTCGGTCAAACCCCCGCCCGTACGCTTGTCGGGCCAGCCGCATGTAGCGCGGCGCGGAGCTTGCGTCGAAGACCTCGGTGGCCAAGGCCCAGTGCACGACCACTCCGCGGTAGTACGGCACCAGCCCACGCGCGGCTTGCCCCGTCACCCCCGAACTGGCGGAAAGCCGTACGTTGTCGGGGTGCTGCGCCCAGTCTTCCCGGATGACATGGACCGGCTGGTGACCACCGTCGTAGCCCAGACCCCACGTGACGCCTGACGCGCCCCCGGGCCAGATCGGGCTTTGATACTTGCGGTCGTACTGCGCCTTCGAGCCGACCTCCCATCGCACGATCAGATCGCGGATGCACTGCGCTTCATGGGGTGCGGCCTGCGCGTAGTTCGCAGCGAGCAGTACGAGTAAGAACATCACGACGAACTGCGCGCGATCGAAGATCAGTTTGCGCCAGCTGTTCTCTGCGTCGACACCAAAGGGTTCGTTGTCGATGATCGCAGAGTGGGCTTTCTCCTCGTTTTCCGAGAGATCGCTCCAGTAGGCTTTCTTCGCAAACCACGTGATCCACAGCACGCCAATCACACCAAGCGCGCGGATCGCGAAGTCCATCAAGATGGGGCCAAGCTCGACAACGGCGAGCCCGCTCCACCATGTAAAGAACCAGCCGGCGGACAGCAGCGCCGCGATGACGGGAAGCCACACGGTGACTTCAACGTTCTGGCGTACGAACGCGCGTATGCGAGTGAACATGGGGTAACTCCGCGGTGGGGTGCGGGGGGAGGGTAGCGCAGAACTTTATGGGGTGCGAGGGCCTAGCATTTAATGGGGTACGGGGGTTTTATCGTATTAAGTATTTTCGGGGAAAAATATTTCTGGTTGAGGTAAAGGGGGGGCCACCGGGGGGTCGGGTCGTGGTCCAGTACCCCCCCACCCCGTGACCGTAATTAGTCGGTGATTAAATCCACCACGTTGTGGGGTTAAACCTTGACATTTCCACCAGCTTGTGCGATACTTGCACTGCGTCGGGCGTCTTGCCTGCCGCCTCTGACTTAGTCAGTGATTAATTCCTTAGAAGGATGAATGCCATGACCACCACCAAAAAAGCCCCCCGCGTTCTGGCCGTTGAAGCAGTGCGCACCCTTTCCACGGCCACGGCCATCGCGTGGGTTGCCTTGTTCAAGGCCGCTTTCGCAGGTTGGGAGCCCACCCCTGCAGACGTGGGCGCCGTATGGAAGGAAGGCGGCGCCGAATTGAAGGAAAGCGCGTGGGGGGTTTATTCCTCGAAGCTGGCGCAAGCCTTCAAGCTGGCGAAAGCAAAGAAGCCGCTCCCCGACTTGACCGGCCTTACGTCGGCGCGGCAGGTGCAGGACGCGGTTGATAGCGCGTACAAGGCCGCCGGACTTAAGTCTGCGAAGGGTGCCCCCGTTGGCGCGGATGCTGCAGCACGTGAGGCGGCGAAGGCCGCGGCGGAGGCTTCCAAGGCCGCCATGCTCACGGCGAAGGCCGCGGCAGCGAAGGCCGAAAGCGCCCAGTTCGTCGCGGCCGTGCAAGGCGCGAAGGCCGCGGATAAGGCGAAGGCCGCGAAGGCCACGGCGGAGGCTGATGCTGCTATTGCCGCGGCGCTGGCCAAGGCGGAGGCTGCCAAGGTCGCGAAGGCCGCGGCGGACACTGCAAAGGCGGACGCGATGAAAGCGAAGGCCGAAAAGGCAGGCCCCACCAGCACCGCGCCCAAGGCCGCGACCCAAGCGGAGCGCACCAATGCGCGCAAGATTGCGCAGGATGTCGCCCACCAGCTGGCGGCTCTGGCCACGCGTTGCGCCGCGGACCCCATCCTCCGGGGCGCGATTGCCGGAGCGCTGGCTAACGTTGAGACCATGACGCGCAACATGGTCGGCGCGATTGACGAGGCCACCAGCGCAGCCAGCGTTGGCAAGGGCGAATAAGTCGCAAGGCGAGACCCCGCGACCCCGCTGCCGAAAGGTGGCGGGGTTTTTTGCGTCTAGGGCTCGTGACATCCGGCGGACTTCCCGCCACGTAACAAGCTGGGGGGAAACATCCTGATGTGAAAACCCTTCACACGGTTGAGGGGTTTTTCCTCATAGGATCGGCTAATGGCTACTGGATGGCGTCGCCGTATACGATTTAAACGCCAATTAATTTATGGATCATGGTACTGCGGTATGGTAACTCACCCCATGCAGGCAAGGCCGGTTTGCGGGGAGCTAAGTGGGGTGAGGCCACGGCACGCCCAATAAATAGGGGGTTTTGGGGTGTGGCAATCGTAGTAACTTGGTATACGCTGCCCGTTCAATCGGGCAGAGGTTTGACGGTTTTAGCGTTTGGGGGTGCCGCTAATAGCGGCAGCGTATGCAGGGAAAGCCCGAATTGGGGGTATTATTATTACTTATTCTTATCTAGTAATTAATAATAACCCCATATTGGGCAGTGCCCGATGTAACATCCATGACTACGCCAAACAAGAGCCTCACGCGAGGGGCGGAACAAGCTAGCAGATATGTTTTGAGATGAAACCCCCTCACCCCATGGGGGGCTCTCGTTTTTTACCTCGGGCAGCGGGCAGCGCATAACATCGGCATGAAACCGTCTACACAAAAATCCCACACGACTTAATCAGCGATTAAACCGAACCCCCGAACCCTCTCTCCATTTAATAACTTGCCCTAGATCGCTAAAACGCCTTGCCTGCGGCCCTGTCAGCGCATAACATCCGCCTAATGTGAAATGTGACATATTCGACCCATGCCGTGACCGTGCCGCACTTAGACCCGCTACAACCCGCGCCGTTGGCACGTAACAACTGAGATGTCACTTTCTAACGTTGTATTTTGAATCGGACAAGTGTTATGTTTTGTTTAATAAAATGACGTTCGACTACGCCTTGACAACTCGATCTATTTCTGGTATACTGCTCTTGTGACAGGGACAAATGCGTCCGCTGCTCACGGGTGCTGCACCTAGCGACGCGCTGCACCCCTCATCGGTTGAATTGTCGCGATACCGCCATTTAATCACCAATTAATAAAGGATCACCGTCATGACTGCTTCCGCGTTTGACAACCTCGTCCACCGTGCGCTGCTTGCGCTCCTATGGGGTGGCACTGCAGGCGCGCACCGCGCCATCCGTCGGGCTGAGCGTGAGCTTGGCCTGCGTGGCGGTGCCATCCGCCTCGACACACTGCTCGAGTCCGTGCCATGAGCAAGCGCACCCCCAAAACCCCCAGCGTGCCGTTCCTCCACGCGCTAGGCGGGTTCGACCTCAAGGCCCTGTCCGAGGAGGGCTACGCCGTTGGTGCCATCCAGATTGGCTCCGTCACCATGCACGTGGTGGTCCTGCGCGTGACCGTCAACGACGAGGGCTGGATCGAGTACACCGGCACCACGGACGGCGGCGACAGCGACCTCGATGCGATCCTCGCCCTGATGGGCGATGGCGCAGGCACGCCCGCCCTGCACACGTACGACGGGCACAAGTACCTCATCGGCTGCATGCCGTACGGCAATTAATCATCAACTAAAAGGAAATCCACATGTACGCTTATCACTTCAACATCGGGAACAGCACCGACGGTGGCATCGGTTGCTCTGCCAACATCGTGGCGTTGAACCGTAAAGCGGCCGTCGCCCGTCTCCGCATGCTGCTCCCCGACATGGTCCACATCCACGCAGTCGCACCCCTGCACCCCACCGAGTACATCAACGTGTACTTCAACGCGCAGGCTATCGTGATCGGAGACATCGACGACGCCCGAGAGGTGAGCGAGACCCCGACACCCGACCAAGCCCCAGAGGTGAGCGAGGACACCACTGGTCGAGGCGATCTTCTGCGCGCCGAGCTTGAGCAGTTACGCACTGCACGCCTGACGACCGACACCCTGCTGATCAACGCCGCACCGGGGCAGACGCTGACCGGCGTGGGCGTCGTACTGTGGCACGTGAACCGCGCCAAGGTGCTGGGCAACGACCCCGTCACCGCTGTGCTCGGGCTGATGGAGGCTTACCCGCACTCGTCGATCTACAACGCGTCGGTGGAGTGGCTCGCGTCGCGTGCCCGTGGCGAGGCAGAACTCTGATGACTACTGCACTCGAACTCGAAGATGAGTACGGCCACTGGGGCGAGCACCCCGTGTACCCCGTCGCGGACTGGCAGTACGAAGCCGCCAACAACGACACCCGCCTTGGCTACTGGGAGTGGGTGTCGAACAAGATCGCCAACGAAGACGAGGGGGACTGAGTATGTACGCCACGCTCGGTGCCGCGAGACTCGCTAAACGCCAGTGGTACGCCGCTGGTGGGTTCGCTAACCCCCGCTGTTTCCGGCAGTACCGGCGGGGCTGGAGGTACTACATGAGGATCGGGTCATGAGCCACGACCTCTTGTTCCACGCGCTGCTCACGGCATGGATACGCACTGGCGACGAGAAGCTGGTGCCATCCATGGTGGCGTGCGGCATGTGGGACTACCAGATAGCGCTGCGCACGGTCGTGAACGCAACGAAAGAGATTTACGGCCTTAACTTCCCCGGCACGTGGTTCGCTACCCGAGTGTACCGAGCGATGAACTCCCCCGGCTGCGAGGCGGAGTACATGCGCGAGGCCCGATCCATTCTCGAATCAGTATTGAAGGCGTTTAACCATGAGAAGAATCTTTAACCACGTGTCGGAGGCGAAGCTCACCGCCATCATCAAGGCGCGCGATGACGCACTGGACAAGGCGAATGAGCGCAACGATGAGCGCATCCTCACGCTTATGCGTAAGCACCTCAAGCAGTTCAACCTGCAGAACCACACCATCGAGGTGAGCTACGGCTTTCTCAACGTGCGCCGCAAGGGCGTACTAAAGCACGCGTTCTACTACAACGAGGTAGACACGCGCCGACAATCACTCAACGAGCAGATCGACCTCATCCTCGATGCGGCGAGCGACCTGCAAGCGCACTACATGCAAGTGTCGCAGGTGGTGTGACCTATGGGGCGCTCACCACCGACTCGTCCTAACCTTCGGATAACCACCATGCGACCACAACCAAAAGACCCCAGTGCGTTTGCGCTCATGGTGGTGCCGATCTACCGCGGGCTGCTCGCCAAGGGAGACTGGGCCACCATGATCGGGCAAGGCCCCCTGATCTGCGACAAGCTAGGCATCACGGGCAACGCGACCATCGCCGAGTTCGTGGTGACCGCTCAGTTCGTGAGACTCGCCGAGGACATCCTCTGCGATAAGGGCCACCCCGCCGTGCAGTCACTCAGCGACCACCTCATGCTGGAGTGTGCGGCAGTCATCGACATGAAGCCGTACGGCAAGATGAACGGCGAGAACGTCCACGCTGCACAGTGGGCATGCAAGATCGTCCAGTACCACCCCATCCAATTAATCGAGGATTAATTCATGAGAGCCAACAGCAAGAACATCGTCGGCTACATCCACAGGCAAGTCGCACGGCAGGTCGCCCATGGGCTGCAGGTGCTGGAACACGAGTACCCATTCACTCGCGAGATGCTCCGTCGTACCGCGGCGCAGCCGCATGGGCGGCTCGGCTACAGGGTGATGACGCCGCTCGGCCGGGACCGCGCGCTGGTCGATTCGTACGGCACCGTGCCGAGCACGAAGAACGACCACGTGCGGTGCCTGTTCGTATGTCGTGTCGTGCGGCCCGAGCACGGTGATGGCTACTGGTTATGTTCGCCACGCTACGTCGGCGCCGCGTACATCCTGCACTCGACAGTCATCGCCGCGCAGCATGGTGGCGCCCTTGGATGGGCGACGTGCATGGGCGGGTTCGACACCAGCACAACCCGCAACCGCCTGAGTGCGCTCACGGGCATGTCGTTCTACCAGAGCAAGGGCACCCAGTATTGTGGGAACATGCCCATCGACCCACACCGCGTGTACGTGCACCCATCGGGCATCGCGTGGCCCATGCCGGCGTACGACACCCCAGTGGACTGGCTCGAAGCACGAGCTACGCACGATGAGGAGTTTCAATATGCGTGACCCCCAGACGATCGTATTCGTGTACACCCTCATCCGCATGGCGCTCGCGGCACTACAAGTGCTGGCCTATGCGGTGTTTGTGCTGCTCATGGTGATGCTGCTCTGGGCAGTGTTCGCTGTCGAACCGGGGAGGGGCT